ACCCCGCCCCCGCCACCACCGCCTGCCGTGGCGGCCCCGGTGCCCGTTCCGCCCGATCCGGAACCCCGGATCGTCGAAGTCCGCCACGTCCACGAGGTCATCCTGACCAGCGCGGACCCCGATCCGGAACCGGATCCGTCCCGGTGGGAGCGGCTCGGCGCGTGGCTCGGCACGTACGTCCGGCCGTGGCACGCGGTCATCGCGCTCGTCCTCGCGGTGCTGCCCATCCCCGGCGTCGGCCACTCGACGGCCGCCATCTGGCACTACACCGTCGGCCACGGCCGCGACTCCTGGGGCATCGGCTGGGGCTACGCCCTCGGCCTGGTCCCGCTCGCCCTCACCGTCACCACCGTCGTTCGCCGCGGCGGCAACCCGCTGCGCCTGTTCTTCCTCACCATCACCTTCATCGGGTCGCTCGCCGCCTTCTCCTGGTACGACCCGATCCAGTTCCTCACCGGAGTCGCACGATGACCGTCGGACTCTCCCTCGCAGGCGTCGCCGTAGCCCTCGGCATCCTGTGGGCCAACCTCCGCCCCTGGTGGAAAGGCGGCCGCGACCCGAAGGCGCTGCTGCCCTACGCCAGCGGCGCCGGCCTCGGTTCCCTGGCCACGATCTGCATCGGCGGCGCCCTCGGCTGGGGCGCGGCCGGGGTCGCCGGGATCTTCACGAGTGGCGGCAACACGGGCGTTTCCAAGGTGACCGGCACGTCCGGCGCGGCGCAGATGCCAACGGGCCGCATGGGCACCCTGACGCAGGAGGGTGCCGTCGTGGTCTGCCTGCTCCTGCTCGGCGTGGTCATCCTCTACAAGACGTCCGGCAAGCTGGACAAACGCCGGATCATCGGCGGGGTCGCCTCGTTCGCCGTCCTCGGCTTCCTGCCCGGCGTCGCCAAGCTGCTCGGCTGGTGGCCCGACCTGGTCAACAACGTGGGCGCCAAGGGCTACGCGCTGCTCGTCACCGGGAGCATCTGATGAAGCGCCGCCTGGGCTGGTGGGCTGCTCGCAGCAGCATCGCTGACCGTCTCGCCCGCGGCTCCTACGCCGTGTGGGAGCGCCGCACCGCAGCGTTCGCCGACTGGGTGCGGGCCGGCCGCCGCGACGACCTTGACGGCTGGCGTGCCGCGCTCGGCCCGATCCTCCGCCTGGTGATCCTCGGTGTGGTGGCGTACGCGGTGTGGGCGATCGTCCGCGCGCTGCCGTGGCTGATGTGGCTCCTCGCCGGATGGTGGATCCGCGCCGCCTGGCGAGCCGGCCGCGATACCCCTGCCGAGGCTGCCGACGAGCCCCCCGAGCAGGCCGCGCACGCCCTTCAGGTGAAGGCGCTCCGGCAGCTCCTCCTCGACCTCATGGGGACCGGCTCCGCGGTGCACCTCCGCACCGTGCTCGCCCACCTCCAGGAGCACGGCCAGTGGGAGGGCCGGAAGGTGGCCGATCTGCGCGTGCATTTGCAGCGCCTGGACATCCCCGTCGACCGCTCCGTGAAGGTGGCCGGCACCCCGACGTGGGGGGTGCGCCGACAGGACCTCGAAGCCCCTTCCCCGGCCGAGCCGCAGGAAGCATCTCCCAAGCCGTCTACCGCCGCCTGACCTGCACGTCTACCGGCTCATCTACCGCCATCTACCGCCGGATCTACCGTCCATCTCCCTCAGGGAGGGCTTCGTGTACACCCACGCGATCATCACCACCATCGCGACCCGCCGCGGCCTGCTGCGTCGCCGCGTCGTCGAAAAGACCGTCGTCACCGAGGTGGAAACCCACAGCACGGAGGAACTGGGCCGGATCACCCGGGCCGTCCTCGCTGCCCTCGACGACGCGCTGCCGGAGGCGTACGTGACCTCACGCCCGGAACCCATCTCGCCGCCTGCGCGCGGCCAGTAGACCCCGGGGCGGGCCGCTCCCAACCGCCAAGAAGAGCGCGGCTCGCCCCGGTTCCCCATCCCGATCACGAGACAGGAGCACCATCATGGCCTTCCGCCGATCCGTCCCCCAAGCCGAGCTCGCCGCCAAGCTGTCGCCCGAGGAGCAGGCGAAGCACGCGACCACCTTCCAGGGCAACCGAGGTGGCCACTTCCCGCTCACGCAGGCGCAGCGCATGAACGAGGAAACCGAGATCACCGTAGAGCGGGCGGACAAGTAGGTTCCCTGCCACACTGGTGGCTCGCGCCGGGTAGCGCCCGGTAACCCCTGTGAACGGGCCCCGCCGTCTCCCCCCGTGGACGGTGGGGCCTTCACGTTCCCCTGATCGGTCACAGGAACGTCACAGCCCCCACACCCGCAGTGCACAACTGGCACGCTGTCTGATCCTGCAACTACCGCACCCGGGGGGCGCCATGGCGAGGAGCCGCAACACCAGGCAGAGCAGCAACAAGACCGGCATCGGATGTGGCGTACTCGCGCTGCTGCTCCTCGTCGGCGGCTGCAACCAGCTGCTCGGCATCGGTGATGACGAGGAGCAGAAGACCGCCGACTGCGCCATGACCCTCGCCGCCGGCACCGGACCCAAGGGGTGGATCGGCGGCAGCAACGGCGGTGGGGGTGGCGGCTTCACCAACGGCGGAGGCCTGGGCGACGGAGGTTCCGATGGGAGCAGCGGCGGGACGTCGAGCAGCGGCGGCGGCCTAGGAGACGCGGACGCCCCGGACTACGAGCCGGGGATGGCCCCTGCCGACGTAACCCCCGACATGCGGGCCACGGCCGAAGCCGAGCATGGGGACATGCGCGCGGTGGGAACCGAGTTGATCTGGTTCGACAAGCGGACGAACGAACCGTTCCCATGGGAGAAGAAGGCGTACGAGAAGGCGAAGCGTGAGGCTGACGCGGTTGATGCTGCCGCAAAGGCGCTTGAGGACGACTGCTAGCACGCGTAGGCAGTCACTCATTCGCGCCGCAGGAAGGCCACATGGCCATCACGTCGTCTGCACTCGACGCACGACGCAGGCCACGCACCACAAGCCCTGGGGGGATCATGAGCTACACGCCGCCGCCGTACTACCCGCCGCCTCCGCCGAGGAAGAACCACACGCACGTGATCATCATCGGTACGGCTGCCGTCCTGATCGCGGCAATCGTCGGCACGGGCATCTTCGTGGTGCAGTCCCGCGGCGATGACGGCGACGGGAGCAGCGCGGACCCGGCGCCTGCCGTGAGTGCGACGGTGGGGCCGTCTACGTCGGTGACCGTGTCCCCGGAGTGCCGCACATGGATCAAGGCCGAGCTGCTGGACGACTCCGAGGAGATCGACGCCACGCCCGGCTACAACGCGTGCGGCGACCTGTCGGAGGACGAGTTGCAGGCGGCGATCGACCAGGTGACGGAAGAACTGTCGGCACAGATCACGCCGGAGCCGTAGCCCTCACACAGGGGGTCGCTTCACCATTGCCAGGCGCGGTGGCATGGCCGACAACGCTCCCGCGCACCAGCAACAACCGCACTTTGGGGGGAACCATGCGCCGCACCATCACCCTGCTCGCCGCTGCCTGCCTCGCTCTCGCCGGCTGCTCGTCCGGCGGGGAGCCAGAGAAGCAGACCGTCACCGTCACAGCCACCCCGACGCCCACCGCGACACCCTCGCTCAGCCAAGCCGAGACGAAGCGCCAGTGCAGCGTCGCCGTCGCCGAAGCTGCACCGAAGTGGGAGGACTGGAGCTACTCGCCTGGTGACTGGCAGAGCGATCCGCGGACGCCGAAGGTGTGCCTGGGTCTGGCGGATGAGGTGAATCCGCCTGCGGGCAATCGGGCTTACGGGGAGGCGTTCAGGGAGGGACTGGAGATGGCGGATGATCCGCGCGCGGATCAGTAGCTGAGGCGGACGCAGTACGACCCCGCTCCGGAGTGTTCCGGGCGGGGCCTTCGTCATGCCGCGAGCGAGGCGCTCGCGGGGGTCACGTCCACCATCGTCTGACGTCACCTCGGCAGACGTAGCGGGCCCGGACCCACATCTCCTCCATCCGTTCGACGTCGGCGTGGGTTCGGCATGGCCACATGCGGTCCAGCCACCACACCTCCCAGTCGCGGAGGTCGTAGCCGTAGAGGTGTTCCACTCGGGACGCGTACCGCAGGTCGCGGTCGCGTGGGTTCCAGCCCATATCGCGGACGAACAGGCCGGCTTGATTGACGAAGGGGGCGATGATCATCCGTCTCATGTGGTGGCCTCCTTCTTCGGCCGGCCGCCCTTGCGCGCACGCCGCTCGGCCAGCTCCTGCTCGGCAGCCGCGAGCTCGGCGCGCTCGTGTTCGTTGCCGTGCTGCTCAATGAAATCGCGGACGTGGTCGACGAGGTCGGCGCTGCGGTCGGTGCCTTGGCGTGCGGCAGCGGTTCCGTAGGCCTCCCACATGCGGCGGGGGATGCGGAACTTGGGCGAGAAGGTGTGGTCCTTGTCGTCTGAGGCCATGGGCTTATGTTCCCACACGGTTTTCTAGGCACAACCCCTTGTGTGGGTACACGGTTATGACTACTGTGTACCCACACGGAATGATCGAGGGGGACCCGATGAGGCACACCAACCGCGAGACCACCACCCACACCCTCACCCGCCTCATCAAGGCCCTCGACGCCAAGCACCCCGTCACCATCACCTACCTCAAGGAAGAGAAGGACGAGAACGGCCGCAAGACCGGCCGCCTCGTCGAGACCGTCCGCACCGTCGAAATCTTCAACGTGATCGTCACCGACGCCGGGCACATCGTCCTCCGTGCCATGGACCGCGAGACCGGCGAGATGCGCAGCTTCCGGACGGACCGGATTGTCGCCTACTCGATTCACCGGACCGCGTACATCGTGCCCCGCCCGGTCGCCGACGAGCCCAAGACCCGCACCGTGACCGGCCTCGCCACCGTCACCGTCGCGTACCCGGTCGACCTGCCCATCGCCACCCGCGTCCAGCTCCTCGCTGACGCGCTGGCCGTTTGACCCCCGCCATACGCTCAACCCACCGCCACCGAAAGGGGCACCATGTACCGCATCGCCGTCTGCCGTAAGGGGCAGCCCGCTCAGCAACGCACCGCCAATGCCGGTGAGCTGCGAACCGCCGTCTACGAACTGATCGAGTCGCAAGGCAGCCGGGTTACAGAGAAGGATCATTCCGGCATCGGCGCGTTGATCGACGACGCCCGCGCGATGGCTGAGGCTGACGGCTTCGCTGCGCTGGAGTTCGAGGGCGCCGCCATCACGATCCGCCCCGACAGGGCGCCTGCGCCCACGTTCCCCGGCGGAGGGTTCTGACCCCCGCGCACGTCGAAGGCCCGTCTCAACCCGCGCACGCCAGCGCGGGGAGACGGGCCTCCGTCATGCGCGCCGGAAGATCAACGCCCCCGCCCCGGGCACAATCACCCCATGACCGCCTACCCGGCGCGCTGCCCCGCCCGCAACCTCAACGGCCGCATGTGCTCCCACCGAGCAGGCCAAGGCACCCGCCACCCCGGGTACGGAACCTGCATCTGGCACCGCGGCGGACAACAACACGTCGAGGAGGCATGGGCCATGGCACACGAAATCGCCAACGAGCGGAACATCACCCCACACGAGGCGCTCCTCGACCTCGTCCGCACCGCCACCGGCCGAGCCGCCTGGGTCGACGGCGTCCTCGCCAACGAGATGCGCGAGCACGTCGAAGCCGGCGGCGACCCGCTGAAGCCACCCAAATCGCTGAACCAGTGGCTCGCCCAGTCCCGCCTCGAACGCAAGCTCGCCGCGGCCACCGCGAAGCAGGCCGTGGACGCCGGCGTCATGGTCGCCCTGGAGCGGCGCCTGGACCTCGAAGGCGAGCTGGTCGCGACCGCGCTGTCGGCCGCCCTCGATGTGCTGGACCTTGACCATGAGCAGCGGGTGAAGGCGCTCGGCGCGGCGCAGCAGCACCTCCTCGGCGCGGGTAGCGGTGAGACCGCAGGCTGACGACGGCCCGGAATGATCACCGGGATTCCGCTGGCACCCTGCGCCGCATGAGAGGCGTCATCCACCGGGCCGCAGTGATCCCGGCTCGGGACCGGCATGACCTGCTGGCCGACTGCATCGCGTCGGTCGTCGATCAGGTGGACCGGGTCATCGTCATCGACAACGAGTCCGACCCGCCCATCGACCCAGAGCCGTGGCACGGAAAGGTCGGCGTTGCCCACGTCGCACTCGACCCGCCGAACATCAGCGTCTTGTGGAACTTGGGCCTTGGCCTCGTCGCGGCCACATCGCCGACTGACGAGTGGGATGTGGCCGTCCTCAACTCCGACGTGATCGTGCCGCCTGGCTGGGTCGAGGGCCTGTCGACGGCGATGCGGGCTACCACGGCGGTGCTCGCCTACCCGGACCAGTTCGGCGGCCGGCAGGAGATCCTCCACACGCGGGCCGAGCCGGTCGACCTCCGCCAGCGCATCACCGGCTACGCGTACATGCTGCGCGGCGAGGCCGAGCTGCGCCTCGATGAGGGCCTCGCGTGGTGGTACGGCGACGACGACCTTGACTGGCGCGCCCGCGAGAGCGGCGGCGCGCTCCTGGTGCCCGGCATCCCCGTCGAGCACCGCGCCCCCAACGTCTCAACGAACGAACGCCCCGAACTGCTGGAACAGACCGGCCGCGACCGGGAGACCTTCCGCAAGAAGTGGGGCCGCACTCCATGGTGAACAGGAGCAACCGTTGAAGATCGCAGTCACAGGCGGGACCGGGTTCTTCGGCCGCGCCACCATCAACGCCGCCGAACAGGCTGGCCATCAAGTGTGGGCGTTCGACCGGGCCCTCGGCCACGACGTCCTCGGCAGCCTGGACGCGCTGGAGGATGCGGACGTCGTCATCCACCTCGCCGGCGTGCTCGGCACGAGCGAGCTGTTCGACATGCCGGAGACAGCTCTCGACGTCAATATCAAGGGCACGCTGCGGGTGTTGCAGTGGTGCCGGGATCACCGCGCCGCGTACGTCGGGGTGTCGATGCCGGACCCGTTCCCCAGCGTGTACACCGCGACGAAGGTTGCCTCCCGCCGACTGGCCACCGCCTGGCATCACGCCTACGGGCTGCGCGTGTCCACGGTGCGGGCGTTCAACGGGTACGGCCCCCACCAGGCGTACGGGCCCGGGCATCCGCAGAAGATCCTGCCGACGTTCGCCCGGGCGGCGTGGGAGGGGCGGCCGCTGCCGATCTGGGGTGACGGCGAGCAGGCGATGGACTTGGTGCACGCCGACGACGTGGGTCGGATGCTCGTGGAGGCGGTCGGGCACGGGGACGATGCGGTGTTCGACGCGGGCACCGGGGTGCCGGTGACGGTGAACGAGCTGGCGGCGTTCGTGCTGGAGGTGACCGGCAGCAAGGCCGGTGTGCAGCACTTGCCGATGCGGGCGGGTGAGGTGCCGGTACAGATCACCGCCCGCGGTGAGGGATGGGACCGGCTGGAGTGGAAGCCCGAGCTGGACTGGGACCGGATCGCGGAAACGGTGAGGTGGTACAAGTGAGCGCTGATGTGGCGATCGTGACGGGGGTGTACGACTCGTACGACACGGTCAAGCCCGTTTGTCCGCAGGCCGGTGTGGACGTGGAGTGGATCCTCGTCACCGACACCCTGCCGGATGCGGACGCGGCGGCCGGGTGGACGATCGTGCACGAGCCGCGCCCGGAGGTGCTGCCGGTGCGGGCGGCGAAGGCGCCGAAGTTCGAGCCGTGGCGGTACACGGACGCGCCTGTCTCCGTGTGGGTGGACGCCTCCTTCCGTATCACGTCGCCCGACTTCGCAGCGGCCATGCTGGAGTACGCCAAGCCGATCGCCCAGTTCCTGCACCCGTGGCGGGACTGCCTGTACGCGGAGGCTGCCGAGATCGCCGCGCTGGGCAAGGACCCGGAGGGTGTGGCGGCGTGGCAGACGCGCCGGTACCGGGAGGCCGGCCATCCGGAGCACTGGGGGTTGTGGGCGTCGGGTGTGATCGCGCGGAAGCACACGGCGGCGGTGAAGCGCATGGGGGCGGCTTGGGCCAGGGAGGTGGAGGCCGGGTCGGCGCGGGATCAGGTGTCGCAGGCGTTCGTGCTGCGGGAGGCGAAGCTGAAGCCTGCCGCGCTGCCGGGGACGCATCTGGCGAACGAGTGGCTGCGGTATGAGGGGAGTGACCGGCACTGATGGCCAGTATCGAGATCGGTGGCGGGCGTCTCGTCCAGGGCGGCTGGGTCAACCTCGATCCGGCGCACGGCACGGGCGAGTGGCGGCGGCTCGCGCAGGAGACGCCGTGGCCTACCGGGGACGACACTGTTGAGGCGATCCGCGCGAGCCACGTGATGGAGCACATCCCCGCCGGGGCCGAGCGGATCGCGGTCATGAACGAAGCCCACCGCGTCCTGCGCCCGGGGGCCGTGTTCGAGATCCGGGTGCCGAACTGCCTGTCCGGGACGTGGCACGCCTTCGCCGACCCCACGCACGTCTCGTTCTGGTGTGTGGAGTCGTTCCACTACCTCGACGGTTCGAAGGCCGCGCACGCGGACTACGGGCTGCGGCCGTGGAAGACGTTGGAGCTGCGGGTGCAGGGCGACAACGAGATCCTCTGGAAGGGGACACCACGGTGAAACCCCAGGACACCGTGGCAGAGATGAGCTGCCCAGCATGCGGCGCTCCGCTCACCATTCCGGTCACGCTCCGCATGACAGGCCGTGCCACGGCGTCCGTCACCTTCAACACGCTGGCCGTACAGGCTCACCTGGAGAAACACGAGGAGGCGCCTGGTGAGCAGTCCTGACGTGACGGTCGTCGTCCCCTACCATCCGGCCCGCGCCCGCAACGGCATACTCCAACGCGCCATCGACTCCGTGAACCGGCAGACCACCCCCGCCCACCTCATCACCGTCGAAGACACCCACGGCCACGGCGCCGCCCGCACCCGACAACGCGGCCTCGACCAAGTCACCACCGAGTGGACCGCCTTCCTCGACAGCGACGACGAGATGGACCCCACCCACCTCGAACAACTCCTCACCTGCGCCCACGACACCGGAGCCGACTACGTCTACCCCTGGTTCCGCGTCCACGGCGGCCGAGACCCCTTCCCCCACTTCTACCGCCAGCCCTGGGACGACGACCACCCCCACGCCACCACCATCACCATCCTGGTACGCACCGGCCTCGCCCAACACGTCGGCTTCCCCAACGTCCCCGGCGAGGACTACGAATTCACCCGCGGATGCCTCCACGCTGGAGCACAGATCGTCCACCACCCCGCCCGCACCTGGACATGGGTGCACCACGGGCGGAACTCCTCCGGCCGCCCCGGCCGCGGCGACGCCCGCCGCCGCTGAGCTCCGGACAGCGAGCCGCCCGACAGCAGCCACAATCCGACCATGACCACCGAGGAGCGGGCCCAAGTCGCGCAGCGAGCAGCTGCCGCGCTCGGCGCCCTCCTCAAGCCCCGCTGGCAGCCACAACCGCACCAGATCCCGCCGCCCGGCGACTGGACCGGCTGGCTCCTCATGGCCGGCCGCGGCGCGGGCAAATCGAAGGCCTGCGCCGAGTACGTACGCCAGCACGTCGCCGGACCGCCCTGTCTCCCCGGCGCCGTCCCCCACTGGATCGCCATCATCGCCCCCACCCTCGGCGACGGCGTCACCTCCATGTACGAAGGCCCCGGCGGGATCCGCAACGCAGATCCCGGCGCGAAACTCGTCCAGGCCCCGGGCGGCATGGTGATCCGCTGGCCCAACGGCAGCCAGGCCAAACTCTTCGGCTCACACAGCCCGGAAGACGTCGAACGCCTCCGTGCCGGCGGAAACTCGTGCCTCGCCGTGCTGGAGGAGTTCGCCGCATGGCGGTACATGGAGCAGGCCTACGACCAGCTGCGGTTCGGCCTCCGGTCCGGGCCACGCCCGCACTGGATTGCGGCGACCACTCCGAAGCCGCGGCCGTTGCTGAAGCGGATGCTCGCGGGGGAGATCGCGGGGGTCGTGCATACGCACGCCACGATGTACGACAACCCGCACCTGGAGCAGTCCGTCAAGGATGCGCTGGAGGACACCTACGCGGGCACGGACATCGGCGCGCAGGAACTCCAAGGGCGCCTGATCGACGAGGTTGCTGACGCGCTCTGGACACGGGCCACGCTGGAGGAAACCCGGGTGCGGCCGGACGAGGTGCCGGAGCTGCAGCGGATCTCGGTCGGCGTCGACCCGTCCGGCGGGGCCGGGGAGCAGGGCATCGTCGTGGTCGGGAAGTCCGGTCTTCTGCTGCCCGGCGCATTGCCAGGGTCGCTGGCCCCCGAGGATGCGCTCCTCGTACGCGCTCTAGCGAACGAGCGGCCGCAGCATCACGGCTTCGTCCTCGACGACCGGTCATGCAAACTGTCGCCGGACCAGTGGGGACGCCGTGCGGTGCAGGCCGCGATCGACTGGGAAGCCGACGAGATCGTGGCCGAGACGAACTACGGCGGGGCCATGTGTGTGGCCACGCTGCGCACGGCGGCCGAGGCGCTCGGCGTGGACATCCCCATTCGGACGGTGACGGCAACGCGGGGCAAGGTGGTGCGGGCTCAGCCAGTCGCGGCGCTGGGGGCTCAGGGCCGGTGGCACATGGCCGGGGTGTTCCCCGAGCTGGAGGATCAGCTCGCCACCTGGTACTCCGAGTTGGGTTGGTCGCCAGACCGGCTCGATGCGATGGTGTGGCCGGCGTGGCAGATGAAGCTGGTCGGGACGGCCGCTCGTGGGCAGGGTTCGATGGGTGGGGATCTCGCCAGAAAGCAGATCGTCGGATCGCGGCTACGGTGACCGGCCATGGAGACATGGCTGCTGCTGATCGTGATGTCGCTCGCGGTGTACCGGCTGACGCGGCTGGTGGTGGAGGACACGTTCCCACCGGTGTTGTGGCTGCGTGACCGACTGGTCGGCGGGTGGCGGCCGCTCACCGAGAAGGAGCGGTCGAAGCTGACCATCGAGAGCCCGAACCAGTGGATGTCAGTGGTCCGGGAACCGCGAGTGCCGAATCCCGCTGTCGCCGACTGGCACGTGCAGGAGATCGACGGCGAGCAGCAGCGGTGGGTCCAGCGGTGGAAGCGGTCCCCGTTCTGGCTGGCCGAGCTGATCTCCTGCCCCTGGTGCGCGTCCGGCTGGGTCGCGCTCGTTGTGACGGCCGGGACGTGGGCTGTGGTCGGCCTGCCGGTCCCGCTGCTGGTGTGGCCGGCAGTGTGGGCGGCGGGTGCGCTGATCGCAGCGCAGGAGTGGGCATGACGGCTGGCCGGAACGGGCGGTGTCGGATGCGCCGTAGCATCGTCGGCGGGTAGGTGGACGGGGCCTTCGGGTCTCGGGGTGGTCGCACGAGGGCCGTCCGCGTCAGGCATCGCGGGCGGCCCTCACCCATCGCCGGAATGATCTTCACCGGGCCGCGCCTAGCCTCCCGCGCAGACCCACCCACAGGGAGCAGCGGGAGCAGCACATGGCCTGGTGGCACGCCTTCACCCGACGCAGCCCCCTGCCCAACATCACCGACTCCCAGGCCCAGCCCCAGCAACTCACCGCCTCCGCAGCCCCCGTCAAGGAACCCCGCACCGAGCTGATCCGCAACACCGACGGCTGGCAAGAAGAAGCCTGGCAGTACTACTCAGACCTCGGCGAGTTCCGCTACGCCGCCGACTGGGAAGCGAACATTCTCTCCCGCATCCGCTTCCACGCCGCAAAGCTGGAGCCCGGCGCCGACGAACCCGTACGCGCCGACGCAGGCACCGCCGTCGACCTCATGACGAACTTCGCCGGAGGCGTCGCCGGACAAGCCCAAATCATCGGCGGAATCGGCACACAGCTCGCCGTCCCCGGCGAGGGCTACCTCATCGTGGAGAACGTAGGCGGCATCGAGAAATGGTCCGTCCGCTCCATCGACGAAGTCCGCGCTGCACGCGGCCACTACGAAGTCATCGACGAAACCAACTCCCGTACCGGCACCAACTGGCGCCCCCTCGCTCCTGACTCCATGGCGCCCATCCGTGTATGGCGGCCGAACAAGCGCTACCACCACATCGCCGACAGCGCGGCCCGCGCCGCCAGGTCGACGATGCGGGAACTGGAGCTCGTCAACCGGCACATCCAAGCGCAGTACCTCTCGCGCCTAGCGTCAGCCGGGGTCGTGCTCTTCCCTGAAGAGGTCACCTTCCCCGTCCGCGAGGAGTTCACCGACGCCCCCGACCCGTTCATGGCGGAATGGATCGAGATCGCCGCCGAAGCGATCCGCACCCCTGGCACTGCGGCTGGCGTGGTGCCGATCCCGATGAAGCTTCCGGGCGAGTGGATCGACAAGGTGAAGCACGTCGACTTCACCCTCCGCATCGACGACAAGATCATCGAGAAGCGCGACAGCGCCATCAAACGCCTCGCCTCCCAACTCAACGTCCCACCAGAGGTCCTACTAGGAAATTCGGACCTAAACCATTGGAATGCGTGGATTTCTGATGAAAATAACCTGAAGATCAACACGGCCCCCGACGCCGAGTTGATCGCCGACGCCCTCACCACCGGCTACCTCCAACCCCGCCTCAAAGCCAGCGGCGTGGAGGACTGGGCGAGCTGGGTCGTCTGGTACGACATGAGCGAACTCACGCTGCGCCCGGACCGTTCCGGCGACGCGATCCAGCTGTACGACCGGCTGGAGATCAACGGGGCTGCGCTCCGCAGGGAGACCGGCTTCGACGAGGCGGACAAGCCGACCGGCGAGGAGCTGCGCGAGCAGGGCCTGAAGGTCATCATCAAGACGTTGCCGTCCGGCGGCCCGTCGGCGCTGTCGCTGCTCACCGGACAGCGGGTGGAGATTCGGCCCGTCGCTCCGCAGACGCCGGCCGAGCAGGCAGCCCCCAGCGAGGACGAACCGGAGCCAGCTCCGGAGGAGGAGCGCACGCCGCCGGATCCGGACGCCGCTCGGCAGGCGGCGGCTGTCGCCCGCCAGGAGCGGATGGTCCGGCAGGCGCAGGCCCTGCATGCCGTGCGGTTCGCGACTGGCCGGCCGCCGGAGTTGCTGCATCCGGCGACGTGCTCGCAGCACGCATACAGCTGCCCGTTCACCCACGCCGCGTTGAAGCTACACAACCTGCCCAGGCCCGGGACGTCCGGCGTGTACGAGGCGCGGCTGGACGCGTTCGGCCGGTTCACGATCGGCAAGCACTCTCCGCTGCTGGACGTCAGCGGGTTCTTCTCGACGACTCGGAGCTCGAATGGCCTCGCTGACAGCCGCCGCTGACGGCTCGCATACCTCCGGCGCGATGGTCGCCCTCATGCCGACGGAGGCAGACGCGGCTCGGCTGGCGATCGAGGGCGGTGAGCCCGCTGATCAGCTGCACCTCACGCTGTACTACCTCGGCAAGGGCGCCGACTTCAGCGACGCAGCCAGGCAGGGCGTCATCGACGCCGTCGCCGGAGTGCTGCCCCACTACACCGACCGGCCGGTGACGGCCAGGGCGTTCGGCGCTGCGCACTGGAACGGCGACAGCGACGAGCCCTGCTGGGTGTGGTCGGTAGGCGACGACGCAGAGACGCCCCGGCTTCTGGGCATGCTCCACGGGGCGATCTGCATGGCGGTCGAGGAGGGCCTCGCGGGCGTGGCCGACGCTCCGGAACTGCCCACCCAGCACACGCCATGGGTGCCGCACGTCTGCGCCGCGTACTCCGCCGAACTCGACCTCATCATCGCGATGGAGGAGCGGCTCGGTCCGATCGTCTTCGACCGGGTGAGGGTGGCGTTCGCAGGCGAGCACACAGACATTCCCTTCCGCGAGGGCGTGACAGCTGGGGCGCTGTACGAGCGCGGGGTGATGTCCGCCGAGGCTTTCCGGGAGCAGGCGGGCATGCTGCGGCGCCAGCCGACCGAGCTGGAAACCCGCGCCCGCGTCGACTTCGCGCAGCTGGACGACGCCTGGCACAAGGCCGTCGACGGAGCACTCGAAGCCTGGGCCGACATCCAAGCCGCGCAGCGCGAGCAGATCACCAACGCCGTCCATGCCGCCGTTGAAGCCGACGACCTGGACCGCCTCGACAGCCTCACCGTGAACACCGGCGACGCCGCCACCCTCCTCTTCACGCGCATGCGCACGTACGCCGAACAGGCCGGCCGCACCCAGCAGCGCGAGGCCGAGGAGCAGGGCGTCACCGTGCCAGAGTGGTCACTGGACGACGAGGCCGTCACGGCGGCTGCGTTCCGCGACCGGCTTCGGCAGCTCGCCCGCACCACGGCCCGGCTCCTCGGCGCAGGCCTCGTCCAGTCCGGCGTGCGGCAGGCGATGCGCCTGTTCGGCTCCGGGAGTGCTCAGCAAGTCGCGGCCCAAGTCGACGCGCACCTGGCCGCGTTGTCCGACGCGTCCGTACGCGAGGCCCTGGGCGGTGCGATGTCGGCGGCGCAGAACGAGGGCCGCATGGCCGTCCTCGCCGTCGGCCCGCCCGGCACCTACGTGGCGAGCGAGGCCCTCGACACCAACTCGTGCAAGCCCTGCCGCGACATCGACGGCACCACCTACGAGTCCCTCACCGAGGCCCGCCGCGCATACCCGACCGGCGGCTACACCGACTGCCTCGGCGGCTCCCGCTGCCGCGGCTTCATCGTGGCCGTCTGGCCGGAGGACGAGGTCGACGAGCAGGCAGCCACAGCCGGAACGATCTTGGCGGCGAGTGCGGCCACAATCCCACCCACCAGAAGCGAGCAGGGAGGCGCCGTGCCGTACCGCACTGTGCAGGACCACCCGGACTGCGGTGCCGACACGCCGTGGGCCGTCGTGAACACCGAGACCGAAGAACTCATGGGTTGCCACGCCACCGAGGACGACGCCGACAAGCAGCTGGCCGCGCTCGCAGCCGACGAGGACGGCGCCAACGAGGAACCCGACGACGACCTCGACTACGCCGGGCAGACCGCCCCGTGGGAAGGCGTCCTCGCCGTCGAAGGCATCGTCACCGGCGACGGCCGCGAGTTCGCCCCCAACGCCCTGTCCTGGGCCGACCTCCCGGTCCCGCTGCGCTGGAACAAGGAAGACTCCCACGGCGGCGACCCGAAGACCGTCGCCGTCAACGTCGGCCGCATCGACAAGGTGTGGCGCGACGGCCCCAAGATCATGGGTGCGGGCGTCCTCGACCTGTCCGACGACGACGGCCGCCGCGTCCACGCCAAGATCGAAGGCAAGTTCCTCCGCGGCGTCAGCATCGACGCCGACTCCATCGCCGACGCCGACGTCGAATACGTCTTCCCTGAGGACGTCAACGCAGGTACCGGCGAAGGCGAGGGCGAGGACGACCTCTTCGAGATGCTGTTCGCGCAGCCCGAGAAAGTCGTCTTCCACGGCGGCCGGATCCGCGCCGCGACCCTCGTCGACATCCCCGCCTTCGCTGAGGCGTACATCGCGCTCCTCGACGAGCAGGGCGCGGTCGTCGCCGGTGGGGTGCCGGCCACCGTAGACGAGGTGGAGGCAGCCGCGGCATCGGCTCCGGCCGAGGGGGCCCGCCGCGAGCCGCTGCGCGCGGTGACCGCCGGGGCCGAAGCGTTCCGGCCGCCGGCGGCCTGGTTCAGCGACCCAGGGCTGTCACTGCCGACGCCGATCACCGTGACCGACGACTGCCGGATCTACGGGCACGCCGCACAGTGGGGGTCCTGCCACATCGGGCAGGACGACGTGTGCGTGCAGCCGCCGCACGAGGACCAGCATCCGTACTACCGCACCGGCGAGGTGGTGTGCGCGGACGGCTCCCGGGTGGCGGTCGGCCAGATCACCGTCGGCACCGGGCATGCCCCGCTGCACTACGGGGCGTCCCCGGCGGCCGAGCACTACGACAACACGGGCGCCGCAGTGGCGGATGTGGCGGTGGGCAACGACGCGCACGGCATCTGGATCGCCGGGGCGGTGCGGCCCGGGGCGGATCCGCTGAAGGTGTACGAGCTGCAGGCGGCCGGTCAGGTGTCTGGGGACTGGCGGCGGATCGGCGGCCAGTTGCGGCTGGTGGGGCTTCTGGCGGTGAACGTGCCTGGCTTCCCGGTGCCGAAGATGCGGGCCCGGGTGGCGTCGGGTGAGCCGCAGGCGCTGGTGGCGGCGGGTCGGCCGACGGTGGCGTGGGGCCGCTCGCAGGTGGATGTGGAGCGTGATGCGGTGCGGATCGTGATGCGGATGCTGTCCCGTCGAGTCCACCCCGGAGGGAGGTGAGCAAACATGTGCGGTTGCAACAAGCGTAAGGGTTCGGCACCCCCGCCGCCCCCGCCGCCAGCACCCTGACCTTTATATATAGCGGTCCGGTGAAGAGAATTGACTCTTTGCCGGACCGTGTGCTATGCGCTAACCTCGCTGCGAATAGGCGCCAACTCGACGGGCGCACAACCCCTCTTCGCAACGGAGGACCACGTGGCAGCCGAAGAGCTCTTCAGTGCCCCGTCCGATCTGACCCTCGCGTCTGACGCAGACCTCGCCGAACTCGAGACGAGGGCCGTCGCCGAGTTCACCCGCGTCAGCGAGCTCGACTCCGTCGAGCCCGACACGCTCGCCTACGCCATGCGCCTCACCGACGACCTCGACCGCATCCGCGGCGAACTCCGCGTCCGCGAGGTCCGCGCCGAGCAGCAGGCCAGCCTCCAGCAGTCCCGCGTCGCCGAGCAGCTCTCCCAGCTCCAGGCCCGCGTCAACGGCGCCCCCGCCGCGCAGGCCGCCGCCGAGCAGGCCCCCACGGTCGACGTGGAAGCGATCGCCGCTGCCGCCGCGCGCGGCGCAGCCGTCGGCATGGCGCAGCTCATGGCCGACCGCCGCGGCGGATCCGTCCGGCCCGAGGAAGTCGCCCGCCGCGCCACCGCCTCCCTCGCGGAGACCGCCCAGCACGCCCCCACCCCGCAGGTCCCCGAGCGACGCCTCGCCGTCACCGCGTCCGTCGACATCCCCGGTGTCGCCCGCGGCGAAGGGCTCACCAGCCTGGCCGCGCTCGCCGAGGTCACCGCCCGCAAGGCCAAGTCGATGCCGGTCACCTCCGGCGCCCCCAGCGAGCAGCTCGTCGCGTCCATCCGCAACGAGTTCGCGCACGGGCACACCGTGGACAACCGGACCACCCGCAGCGAGATGAGGGACCTCATCTCGTTCCTCACGAGCCCCGACAAGCAGGCCGCGCTCGTCGCCGGTGGTGGCTGGTGCGCACCCAGCGAGCAGCGCTACGACTTCTTCAACATCGCCTGCGAGAGCGGCATGATCGACCTGCCGACCTTCGGCGTCACCCGCGGCGGCATCCAGTTCCCCGTCAGCCCGTCCCTCGCGGACGCCCTCGCAGGCGGGACCGCGTTCGCCGGGTTCGCCGCCGAATTCTCCAACGAGTCGAACCCGTGGCTGTGGACCGAAGCCGACGACATCGCCGCCGCCACCGGCTCCCCGACCAAGCCCTGCATGCGCGTCCCCTGCCCGGACTTCGACGAGGAAAGGCTGGAGGCATACGGCTACTGCCTCACCGCGGGCAACCTCACCGACGACGCCTACCCGGAGGCGACGCAGAACACCCTGCAACTGCTGATGGCCGCGCACGCGCACGTCATCAACGCCCGCATCATCGCGCTCATGCTCGCCCGATCCACCTCCGCCACCAGCATCACCGGCGGCGCCGCCACCGACGCCGCCGCACCGCGCATCTACAACGCGGTCGGCCTCGCCGCCACCGACTACCGGGCCCGCTACGGCATGTGCATCGAGGACGTCCTCGAAGTGATCCTCCCGTACTGGGTCAGGGACGTGATCCAGGCCGACCTCGCCTGGAAGGCCGGCGTCGAACTCGGCGACATCCCGCTGTCGGAGGTCAACCGGTACTTCACCGCCCGCAACATCGCGGTGCAGTGGGTCAACGACTGGCAGGTGCGCGGCGCCAGCCAGTTCGGCAACGCCACCGCCATGACCGCCTGGCCGACGACCGCGGACTTCCTCATCTACGCGGCCGGCACCTTCATCCACGGCAACGGCATGACCCTCGACCTCGGTGTCATCCGCGACTCCGTGCTGAACGAGACCAACGACCACACGGCCGCCTGGTCCGAGGAAGCTCACCTCGTCGCGAAGGTCGGGCACGAGTCCCGCCGGTACACGGTCGGCTTCAACGTCAACGGTGCCACCTCCGCGCTGCTGACCGGCACGGTCCGGGTCTGACCCGGACTCTGGCCGTGACCCGACGTCAAGAAGGGTGGTGAGCACTCGTGGCACGCCAGCTCATCGACCTGCCCACCGTGTTCACCGCCCTGCCGTACGGGCTGTGGGACACCATCCAGACCCCCAGCTCGGACGGCCCGCACTGGCAGAACGGTGTCACCTGGATCGACCGCTGCCCGACGGGTGACACCACCTACGACGAGTGCCTCACGAACCTCGACTCGGACGCGACCGAGCCGCCGCCGGAGCCCCCGGCGAAGACCGCGAACATCGAGCAGACCACGCGCGGCGCCATGCCGTTCACGGTGTACGCGGAGTTCGAATGCTCACCGGTCGGACTGGGTGACGCCGCCACAGTCGCGGGTGACGCCCTCGCCCGCGTCGAGCAGCAGCAGGTCGAGACCGCGTTCTGGACTGGCGTCGCGGGCGGCCAAGGCGTCGTCTACCCCCACCTGGCCTCCGACGGTGAGGAGTTCGACGGGCAGGGCATCCTGCTCCAGCCCGTCGCCTCACCCGCCGCCACCGGGGGCGCCGACGTCGCGCAGGCACTCGGCGCGCTGGAGCAGGAACTGGCCGACTGCTACCACGGGCAGGGCCTCATCCACGTGCCCCGCTCGGCACTGCCAACGCTCGCCGCCTGGAAGCTCGCCCGCCTCGACGACACGACGGGCCGCCTGGTCACCCCCGCCGGGAACCTGATCGTTGCCGGGGGCGGCTACACCGGCAGCGCACCGGACGGCAGTACACCGGCCGACGGCACAACGTGGATCTACGCCACCGGCGCCGCCTTCGGATACCGGTCCGACGTGTACGTCACCCCCGTACGGGAGTCCCTGGACCGGACCTCGAACACCCTGCGCATGCTCGCCGAACGTACGTACGTGATCGCCTTCGAGTGCTGCCTGCTGGCCGCACACATCGCCCTGGGCGTGCCCACCGAGTAGGAGACGAACAATGGCAACCCACTCCACGTGCGCGACTCCCATCAAGGGCACGCACATGCGGATCATCGAACTCGACGCCTGCGGCGTCCCCATCACCGGCACCGGCGGCCTGGTGGCCGTCACCAAGGGCTTCGTCCAGGTCAGCATGGAACCGCAATACGAGGACGGCGTCGAGTTCTTCGAGCGCACCGCGTCCGGCGATCCGTGCGTGAACCAGAAGGACGACCCCACCCTCAAGAGGATCAACCTCACCAGCCAGTTCTGCGAGATCAACGCGTCCGCCGCGTCGCTGATGATCTCGGCCCGCGAGCTCGTCTCCGGCACCCCCGCCACCGGCACGGGCTTCGCGCTCGCCGAGGGCAACCCCACCCGCCGCTACTCGCTGGAGGTGTGGCAGGAGGTCGCCGGCGCCGGAGCATGCGACGCCTCGGGGCAGCAGCGCTACATCTACAACGCGTGGCCCAACGTCGGCGCGACCCAGCTCGGCGGCTACACCATCGAGAACGGCCGCTCGACGCTGGAGACGACGAGCGAGACCCGCGGCTCGTCGGCGCAGTGGGTGGCGCTGGTGGGCTCGGACTACCTGCCGGTCGGGGAGACGGTTGAGGAGGACGAGCACTGGGTGTGGAACGTGACCACCACGGCGCCCCCGACGATCGCGTGTGACCCGACGACGCTGGCCGCTTAGCACCCGAGAGGGGGAGCCGTGGCGCTTGCCCAGTACAGCGAGCTGTTCTGGTTCCCCTCTGGGGAGTTGGCCGCGAACGTGACGGCGAGGGTGTTCCAGCACGCGTCGAACACCCTCGCCTCGCTGTGGGCGGACGAGGGCGGCACGGTGCCGCTCGCCAATCCGGTCAGCACCAGCGGCACAGGGCGCCTGGAGTTCTGGGCGGAAGAGGGCCGGTACTGGGTGCACATCGACAGCGAGGCCTTCGAGGTAGCTGTCGGTGCGGCGGCTCAGCCCGCGACCCAGCAGGACATCGCGGCCGAGGTCGCGCGGGCGGACGGGAAGTACGCGACGATCCTCGTGGTGGCCGACCTGTCCGGCACGGTGAGCGCGCTCGGCACGGATGTGCAGGCCATCGACGGGTTCGTCAACGACCTGTTGACCCGTGTGCAGAACATCGAGCTGGGCGAGGCCTTCCTCGCCGGGGCCAACTTCACCGCGCCGGTCCTCGTCCACAACTCGCGCCTGGAGGTGCGTGACAGCGGCGGCAACCCGCTGCACCGCCTCGACGGCGCGGCCAACCAGATCGGATTCTTCGGCGCGACTCCCGTCGGCCGGCCGCCGGTGACGGGCTCGTGGGCCGACGGCTCCGCAGGGGTATCGCTCGCCGACGCGCTCGCCGACCTCGGCCTGATCACCGACAACACCACGCCGTAGGGGGCCCGCCGTGCCAGTCATCAACCCGATCCTGAGCACGCCGTCCGGGACCGGCGACATGCGCGGCCCGTGCGCGGACTGGCCCGTGCGGTGGACGTGCGAGCTGTCGACGCTGAACCCGGCCGTGACCGGCATCGCGGTGTCGATGGCGACCGAGACTCTGTACGCCCTGTCGGGGATGCGGTTCGGGCTGTGCTCGGTGACGCTGCGCCCGTGCCGGAGCGACTGCGGGGACGGCCGCTTCTACGACGACTTCGGCCCCCCGTGGACCATGCGCTACTACCCGCAGCCCGCCCTCGTCGGCGGCCTGTGGTTCAACCTGACGTGCGGTTCGTGCTCGTCGGGGTGTTCGTGCGGTGACGTGTCGGAGGTGCGGCTTCCGGCACCGGTGTACGACGTCACCGAGGTGGTGATCGACGGGGTGGTGCTGGCGGCGTCGGCGTACCGCCTGGACGACAACCGGATCCTCGTCCGCACGGACGGTGGGAAGTGGCCGCGCTGCAACGACTTGTCGGAGGACTCCGGGCCGGGCACGTGGTCGGTGACGGCCCGGTACGGGGAGCCGCTCCCGGCAGGCGCGGCGCTGGCGATGGGCGAGTTGGCGTGTGAGATCGCGAAGGCGGCGGATGGGCAGGACTGCCGTCTGCCGGCGGGTGTGCAGCAGTTGGTGCGGCAGGGGGTGAGTATCTCGTTCCCTGACGTGGGTGAGCTGTTCAAGAAGGGCCGGACCGGCCTGTATCTGGTCGACGCGTTCATCGCGACGTGGAACCCGTACGGGTTGCGGCAGAGGTCGCGGGTGTACCGGGTGGATCAGCCGACTGTACGAAGGGCACGAACATGAGCGAGCAGCAGAGGCCGTCGGTGGGCCGGATCGTCCACTACGTCGACTGGCAGGAGTACGGCGATGGCCCGCGCCCGGGCCCCTGCCGAGCCGCGATCATCACCAACGTGATCGAGCCGGACAAGGCAGACGCGTACGTCGACCTGACCATCTTCGATCCGAACGGCCAGCGCATCGACGGCGCCGTGAAGAACGACGAGACCCGCACCATCGGCGAGACCTGGCACTGGCCGGAGCGCACGTGATCACCGGCGAGCTGAAGTGGTACACCGTCGCGGCCACCCTTGAAGGCGCCGTGCACGAAGCCCTGACGGACAAGCCCGACCGGCACGGCGTCGTCCCCGGCGCCATCGCCTGGGACGCCTGCGACTGCGGCATGCTCGCCGTGTCCATCGCGCAGGTCTACCCCAGCGAAACCTTCCCCGCCCCACAGGCCGCCAAGGTCGGCGCCTGCGACGCCCCCTACGAGGTCGGCGAGGTCGTCGTACAAGTCATCCGCTGCGCCCCGAACGCCGAGGGGCAGAGCCTCTACCCCACCACGGCGGCGCTCGACGCCTCCGCCCGGCAAGTCGCCCGCGACGCGTACGAAGCCCTGCGCGCAGTCTCGATCCGGCTGTGCGAGATGAACGACGCCCGCGACATCAGCGACTTCCTCGTCCGCCCCCAGGTCACCCAGGGCCCGCAGGGCGGCTGCGTCGGCTCCGAGCTGCGCGCCCTGGTCAGCCTGATGAGGAACTGACCATGCCCATCCTGCGCATCGACTGGGCAGCCGTCGACCGCATGCTCAACTCGCCGACCGGCATGGTCGGCCGGGACTGCCAGCAGCGCGCCGACCGCACCGCCGCCCAGGCCCGCCAGTTCGCCCCCGGCAGCATGAGCGAACGCATCGCCCCGCCGGTCGTGCAGCGTGGCGCCGGCGGCCCGTCGGCGGACATCACCGTCCGGCACCACGCGGTCGGCTACGTCATCAACGGCACCGGCCTGTACGGGCCGAATGCCCGGAGGATTACGCCGGTTCGAGCCCAGGCACTCAGGTTCGTCCTGAACGGCCGCGTGGTCTTCGCGAAGTCGGTCAAGGGCCAGAAGCCGAACGACTTCCTGAACAAGGCGCTGCCCGCAGCCTTGTAGCTCCGGAATGATCATGCGCGGGGCGTACCTACCGTCCCACTCATGACCGAGCTCCTCGCCCCCCCGAACGGCCTCGCGACTGCGGCCCCAGCACCCCCGGCGCGCGACTTCAGCCGCAAGCGCAAGCGCCTCGACTTCACCATCGAGGGCGACACCTTCGACGCGGCCCCCGCCCTACCCGGCGACGTGTTCGCCGAGTTCGTCACCCTCTACAACAGCACCGGCGACACCGAGACCTACCAGCAACAGCACGACATGCTGAAGCGGGCCCTCGAACTCGCCCTCCTCCCCGACTCCTGGCAGCGGTTCGCCGCCCGGCTGAAGGACAAGGAACGGCCGATCGACGACGACCAAATGTCGGACGTCGTGCTGTGGCTGCTGGAGGAGTACGGCATGCGCCCTACACAGCCGTCGCCGGACTCATCGGATGGGCCTGCCAGCCCGGAGTCTGGCACCAACTCGACGGAGAGTACGCCAGCAGAGGCGTCGCCTTCGGAGACCTCCCCGCCGACCGCTTCCTGAACGCGATCTACGCCGAGATGCTCCAGCGGCTGATCGTCCGCGACGGACAGACCGAGGAACAGGCACGAGCCCGCTTCGATGCCGACCTCGGGGTCTCGGCGTGGGCGCTCCCCGGCCGCGAGCGCCGCGAGGTCGAACAGCGGCCCGACGACGGTGCGCCCTGGTGGTGGCACGGCGCCGAGGATGCCAGCCAGTCCTTCCTCACCTCGATGGGGGTGAGCCTCAATGGCTGACCTGATCGGGACCGCAACGATCCGCGTGGACATGGGCACGCCTACGGCGGTCCGCTCCATCCGCCGCATGGTCGCCCAGGCCGAGGGGCCTCTGCGCCAACTGCAACGTCGCGCGGCCGACGTCCGAGGCGAACTCGGGCGTCTGCGCGGAACCAGCGTCGCTGTCACCGTTGACGACCAGACCTCGGCTGGCGTCGCCGCCGTACGGGGCGCCGTGGCCGACGTTGGGCGCCTCGGGCCCCTCCGTATCCCGGTCACGGTGGACGACGACACCGGCCCCGGCATCGGCAACGTCCAGGCCACAGTCGACCGCCTGCGACGGCTCGGCGCGATCCGCATCCCCGTCACGATCGACGACGACACCAGCGTTGGCGCCGCAACCGTCCAGGCCACGGTGGCGCGCCTGCAACGCCTCGGCCCTGTCCAGATCAACGCCCGTCTCGACGCGGACCCCATGGCCATCGCTGCCAGCGCGTCCGCTCTGCGCGGACTGCAAGACGCAGCGCGCGGCACGGCCCGGACCCTCGCGTCCCTCACCACCCGCGCCACCACAGCCACTGCCGCACTCATCGCCCTGGGCGCGGCCGCGCGCACCCTGCGCGGCGACATGGACGACTTGGACGGCTCGATCCGCCGTACGGGCGGCGGCATGACCGCCCTGCGCGGACGCCTCGGCACGGTCACCACGTCGGCCGGCAACGCCAGTACGTCCCTGGGCATGCTGAAGTCCGTCGCGATCACGCTGGCCCCTGCGCTGATCCCAATCGCCGTGCAGGCCGCGCCCATCGCGACGTCCCTCACCGCCGCCACCGTCGCGATCGGCGTGTTCGCCGCGGCGGCCGGCGGCCAGATCTCCGCGATGTCCCAGGCCGCCGACGCCGAGAAGAAGTACAAGGACGCCGTCGACGAGCACGGCGCCAGCTCGGAAGAGGCAGCGAAAGCCCAGGCGGCCTACCAGCGGCAGGTCCAGAAGATGCCGCCGGCCACACGCCAAGCGGCGGCCGCCCTGTCGGTGTTCAAAGACGGCTACCGGCAGTGGTCGGATGCGCTGGCCGGTGACACGATGCCCGTCGCGACGAAGGCCTTCGCCACGTTCGGCGCCCTGTTCCCCAAGCTGACCCCCGTCGTGCAGGGGGCGGGCACACAGCTCAACCGGTTCTTCACCATCGCCGCAGGCGCGATCGAGTCGCCAGGCTTCGACCAGTTCATGCAGCGCTTCGCCGACTTCTCCTCCGGGGTGCTGCAACGCGCCAACGAGGGACTGATCCGGTTCACCCGCACCCTCAACACCGGCAAGGTCTCCGGCGGCGCGAGCGAGTTCATGGAGTACGTCCGCGCCAACGGGCCGCTGGTCCGCGAGACCCTGTCGAACCTGGCACAGGCCCTGTCGAACATTCTCCAGGCAGCGGCGAACGTGGGCCCCGGACTGCTGACCGTGGTGAACGCCTTCGCCGGGCTGGTGGCCGCACTGCCGCCGGGTGTGATCACGGCGATGCTGCAACTGGCCCTCGCCCTGAAGGCCGTACGTTTGGCCGCCGCAGCGATGGCCGCTACGACGGTCGGAACGACAGCCTTCGCTGCGGCCATCGGCGGGATGCGCACGGCGGCGGCCGGCGCGACGGGCGTGCTGCCGCGGCTGGCCGCGGCGATCGGTGTGATGTCCCGCGCGACGAAGCTCGCGGTCGCCGGGACCGGGATCGGGCTGCTGGTGATCGCCCTGTCCGAGCTGTCGCAGCGCGGCCGGCAGGCCCCGCCTGACATCGACAAGCTGACGTCCTCTCTGTCGAAGCTCGGCGCGACAGGGAAGGTCACAGGCGAGGCCGCGAAGGCGTTCGGCAACGATCTCGACGGCCTGTACGGCAAGGTCCGCTCCCTCACCGACCCGGGGACCACCGACAAGCTTCAGCAGTTCCTCGTCGGCTGGACCGGCTGGGACAGCACGCCGGTGAAGGAAGCCAAGGAGCACTTGGACAGCGTCGACCAGGCACTGGCCAATCTGGTCAAGGACGGCAAGGCCGATCTGGCGGCCGCAGCGCTTAAGCGGCTGACCGCCGAGTACGGCAAGGGCGGCAGGGACACCAAGCAGTTCACCCAGGAGCTGGACGGCTACAAAGCCGCCATCGAGGACGCCAAGTTCGAGCAGAAGTTGGCGGCCGACGCGATGGGCCTGTTCGGGCAGCAGGCCCAGCAGACATCTGCCAAGCTCGCCGAGCAGAAGGCCAGCGCCGATGGGTTGCGGCAGGCGATCCAGGCGTTGAACGACGTCAACCGCGCCGGGCTCTCGGGCATGATCGGCTTCGAAGCCGCTGTTGACGCTGCTTCGAAAGCTGCCCGGGACAACGCGGGCGTCCTCAGCATGCAGGGCGGCCAACTCTCCCTCAACACCGAGAAACAGCGCGCCGCCGCACAGGCACTTCAGGACCTGGCGTCGAAGACCGACGAGGCCGCCGGGGCAGCGCGGGAGTCGGGCCAGTCGTGGGCGGCGGTCAACGGCATCTACGAACGCGGCCGCCAGCAGCTCATCGCGAACGCGATGCAGATGGGCCTCACCCGGGCCGAGGCCGAGAAGCTCGCCTCGACGATCCTGAAGACGCCGAACAAGACGGCCCTGCTGAAGGCGGACATCACCGACTGGAAAACGAAAATCGGGGAGGCGGAGAAGCAGCTCAAAACCGCCAAGGGCGACAAGAAGGCCAAGCTCACCGCCGACATCGCCGACTGGCGGGTCAAGGTGGCGCAGGCCGAACGGCAACTGCTCGGCGCGAAGGCGAGCAAGCAGGCGAAGCTAACAGCTGACATCGAAGTGTGGAGAGCGAAGGTCGCCGCCGCCGAACGTCAGCTGCGCACGGCCAAGGGCAGCAAGAAGGCCACGCTGACCGCCAACATCGACGACTGGCGAAAGAAGATCGGCGCCGCGCAGAGACAGATCAACTCCCTACCGCCCAGCCGCTCAACCACCCTGACCATCACCACCAACTACCGCGTCACCGGCAGCCAAGCACGCCGCACCGGATCGCATGGCACACAGTTGGCGGGCGCCACGGGCGGCCTGTACACGGGCAGCGACTTCAAGTACCGCGGCCGCCGCGGCTACGCGCGGGGTGGCCTCGTCGACGGGCCCGGCACCGAAACCAGCGACAGCGTGTTCGCCGGGCCGTGGCTGAGCAAGAACGAGTTCGTCGTCAACGCCAAGCAGACGGCCCGGCATTTGCCGCTGCTGAAGGCGATCAACTCGGGTCAGTTCGGTGGCGGCGGGATGGCCGGGGCCGGTACGGCGGTGGGCGCGGGCCTGGCGGCGGGGATGGCCACGGCAACGGGCGCGGTGGAGAAGGCGGCACGCGCGATGGCCGCCGCTGTGACCACGGGCGTGCGGGAGGAGCTTCAAATCGCCTCACCGTCACGCAAGATGAAGGCCGTGGCCAAGGACATCGGCCGGGGTTTCATCAGCGGTCTGACCGGCTCCCGCGCGAAGATCAAGTCGGTGTCGAAGGACCTCGCGAACGACGTGCGCGCCGCGTTCTCCGGTCGCCGCGAGTCGTCCCTCATCAGGGTCATCAACAGGGACACCAACAAGCTGCTGTCTCTGGCGTCGAAGCGCGACGGCATCGCCAAGAAGATCGCCGACGCCAACAAGTTCGCCACCGACACCGCGAGCAACGCCCGCGCCGGAGGCAGCCTCGCCTCCATCGTCCAGCAGGACGCCTACTCGCCGAGGTACGTCAAAGGCGAGATGCAGGCCTCCCTCAAGCAGATCAAAGCGTTCACGGCGAACGTGCAGAAGCTCCAGAAGAAAGGCCTCAACAAGAACCTGCTACGGCAGATCCTGGAGATGGGCCCCGAGCAGGGCGCCGCCTTCGCCGCCTCCCTCGCAGGCGCCGACAAAGCCACGATCAAGCAGTACAACTCGCTCAACTCCCAGATCAACAGCGCCTCCGGCAAGCTCGGCAAGGTCGGCGCGGACCTCCTGTACGACTCCGGGAAGAAGGCCGGGCAGGGCTTCCTCACCGGGCTGAAGGCGCAGCAGAAGGACATCGAGAAGCTGATGCTCAACATCGCGAAGGCGATGCAGAAGAGCATCCGCAAGGCGCTGGGTATCAAGTCGCCGAGCCGGGTCATGGAGACGATCGGACGCCTGACCGGCCTTGGGCTGCCGGTCGGCATCACCCGCGCGCTGCCGGCCGTACGGGCGGCGATGCAGCGGGTCGCCGCCACAGTGGCAACCGGCGTGCCCACGGCGCTGCCCGCCATCGCCGGGCCCGCCGTGTCCGCCCCGGCTCTCGCCGTCGGCGCCACCCGTACAGCCCGCCAGCAGACGCGCGGCAGCGCGCCGAACATCACCGTGGTCGTGCAGAACAACGGAGTGCTCGGCTCGCAGATGCAGGTGGAGAACTGGCTCGCCCGCGCACTCGACAACCTCGCCCGCACCAACCGGCTGCCACGCGGCCTGAGGACGGTCGCCTGATGCCACTCACCGGGGAACTCCGCGACACCTTCGACGACGGCGTCGTCGACACCACGAAGTGGCCGTCGAACTACAACACCGGCGGCGGTGGCATGCCCACCGAAACCGGCGGCCGGGCCCGCGTGCCGTGTGACACGGGATTCGCCGCGTTCACCAGCGACAACACCTACACGCTCGCCGAGTCCCACGCCTGGGTGGAGATGTACCCGCCAGCGGCAGGGGGCGCGGCCACCGAGGCGTGGTCGCAACTGCTGATCGCCTCGTCGACGTCGGGCACCGATGCGATCGCCGAGGTGAACGCGGTCACCGGCGAACTGACCCTGGCCGTACGGACCGGATTCTTCGACCCGGGCGCCACCATCCTCACCTACAACCCGGTAGACCACCGCTGGATCCGAATCCGCGAGACCGGCGGAAACCTCTTCTTCGACACCAGCGCGGACGGCCTGACCTGGACCAACCAGCGCACCACCACGTCACCGGCCTGGGTGGGAGATGCGGATCTGGAGATCCAGCTCATCACCCACCGCGACTCCGGCACACCCGACGTCGCCGAGTTCGACAACTTCAACGTCACCCCCAGCTCGGCGGTGTTCGCCGACCTCAGCGACACCTTCGACACTCCGACCGTCGACACCGCGAAGTGGCCGGACAACTACAACAGTGCGCCCGGCGGCGCCCTGCCCGATCAGCCCGCCGGCCTGGCTCGCGTGCCGTGTGACGAGGGCTTCGCCGCCTACGCCTCCGCCCCGATCTACCGTTTGCAGGACTCGCACGCCCACGTCCAGCTCACCCCGCCGCACGGGCCCGGCCATTCCGAGTCGTACGCCCAGCTCCTCATCCTCAGCGACGTGCCGGGCACGCAGATCGTGTTCGAAGTCGACGCCGCCACCAACCTGCTGCTGATGGCGATCCACGAAGGCTTCGTCGATGAGAACGCAGCCAGCCTCCCGTACGACCCGATGGCGCACGCGTGGCTCCGCATCCGCGAAACGGCGAGCATCCTGCACTGGGACACCAGCCCCGACGGCCGCGAGTGGACCACCCAGCACACCGAGATCGCGCCGGGCTGGACAGCGCAGAACAACCTCAGCGTGCAGCTCCTCGCCCACTGCACCCCGCTGGTCACCGGCGGCCCGCCCTCGGACGACTACGCCTACTTCGACAACTTCAACATCCGGCCCACCCTGCCCGAGCGGTACACCATCGCCGTCGACTGGACCGGCGACGGCACCTTCGACGGGCCGAACGACGACGTCACCGACGACGTCCTCCAGCGCGGCCCCGCCACCTTCGCCTACGGCCGCGACCAGGCCCGGCAGCTTGCTCCGCCACGCGTGGGCTCAATGTCGCTGAGCCTGTGCAACGCAGAGCGCATCTACTCCCCGGAGAACCCCGACTCGCCGATCGCCGATGACCTGTCGCCCGCCGCACCGGTGAAGGTGGAAACCGTCTACCAGGACACCCTGTACCCGCTGTTCACCGGCCGGGTCGACGACTTCGAGGTCCATCCTGACCGCGGCGACCGCTCCATCGACATCACCGCTCTCGACTTGCTGTCGCTCCTGCAAGGCATGAAGATCTCCACGGAGCTGTACCAGGCGCAGCGCACCGGCACCCTCGTTCATGCGATCCTCAACGCGGTCGGCTGGACGGGCCCGCGCGACATCGACCTCGGCGCCACGTTCGCGCCCTGGTGGTGGCTGGAGGAAGCCGACGCCTTCACCGCGCTGAACGACCTGCTCGCCTCCGAGGGGCCGCCGGCCATCGCTTACGTCGCCCCCGATGGCACCTTCACCTTCCGCGACCGGCACCACCGCCTGCTGCGCCCCGAGTCCCTCACGTCGCAGGCCACGTTCGCCGCCGTACGGCCCATCTGCCTGACCACGCACACCGTTGACGGGCCGCCCCAGCAGCTTCAGGTCTCCGACGAAGGGGGACTCCTGGCGACGCTCACCGTCGGGGCGAAGACGGTCACCGTCCGCGGACCGAGCAGGACGTTTACCGAGCAAAAGCGGCCCTTCGCCGATGCCTTCGACCGCACCCGCAGCGACGGGTGGGGGCCCTCCCCGGGCGGCGGCACCTGGTCCAACTCTGGCGGTGTCGCCGCTAACTACAGTGTGTCCGCAGGCACCGGCCGGATCAGCATCACGGCGGCCAACGCCGCCCGGAACACCTCCCTCATCGACAACCTCACCGACATGGACGCCCGCCTGTCCTGGTCCATGGACGTGATGCCCACCGGCAACGCCTCCAGCCTCGCGCTGTCGTTCGCCTACACGAGCGCCACCAGTCAGTACCGGGCTCGTCTCACCGTGCTCACCACCGGCACCGTCCAGCTCATCCTCGAAAAGCAAACCTCGTCCGCCACCACCACCCTCGGCGCACTGACCACCGTCGGCACCGGCTACACCGTCGGCGACATCTGGCACATCCGCGCCCAACGCCAGGGCACCACCCTGCGCTGCCGCGCCTGGAAGGACGGCACCCCCGAGCCCGCCACGTGGCTGCACGAAGTGACGGACGACGAGCTGGGCGCCGGACGCGTCGGGGTGCGCGGTATCGCTTCGACCGGATCCACGGCCGTGCCGTTCACCTTCCACGTGCACGACTTCCAGCTGTACTCAGGACGCTGGCCCGTCACCCCCACCGTCACCCACGACACGTGGGTCCGGGTCCTCGACGAGCCGTTCAACAGCGTGTGGACTCCCGCGCTCGCCGACCAGATCCGCCAGTGGGCCATCGACACCAGCCCCGACGTCCTCGCCCACGCCATGCGCTACATCACCGGCGCGGCGCCCGTCATCGACTCAACCCTGGGCGTGCAGGTCGCGGGCCAAGCGAACTACGGCCCCCTCGCCGCCGACGGCACCCGCATCGAGGGCGCCGACTTCCACGACTACATGGGCCTGGACTGGGTGTTCCCGAACGGGGAGACCCGCACCGCGAACCCCGCCGAGCTGACCAGCCTGGACTGTAGCGGCTTCGTCCGCATGGTCTACGGCTTCAACATGGGCCTGCCCATGGTGTTCCAGCAGAACATCGACGGCATCAACCTGCCCCGCCGCACCCTCGACATCGGACCGAACGGGCCCGGCATCATCGTCGCCCAAGGAACAGCCGCACCCCCCTCACTGGACAAAATCCAGATCGGCGACGTCCCCCACTTCGACGCCACATCCGACGGCGAAAGCGACGGACAGATCGACCACAACGGCATCTACATCGGCGTCGACCAAAGCGGCAACATGCGGTTCATCAACAGCAGGAAGACACCCGACGGGCCCACCCTGGCGGACCTCGGCGGCGCATCCATCCTCAACGGCACCGGCACCTACAGCACCCGCCTGCGCATCATCCGCCGCTTCTAACCCCCCGGGAGACCCCCCGTGGCCCTGTCCTTCCTGGAACCCTTCGAGTACTCCCACGGCTGGCGCGACATCGTCAACCACGTCACCTTCGACATCGGCGAACGAAAGCCCGACACGACACGGTCCGTCGTGTGGCAATCCGACGACACGCTCGCCCTCGGCCTCGGCCAGAGCGTAACGGTCGAGGCCAAAGCGTCCGAGCCGTTCATGGACGCCCTCGACCTCGTTCCCGGCACCGACATCGTCTTCGGCGGCCCGGGCACCGTCATCACCTCCCTGTCCCGCCGCTCCGGCCAGTCGACCACCATCAGCGTCCTCGCCGCCGGCGGCCCGGTCACCATCACCCACCTGCAAGTACGAGCCCGCGCCGTCCCGACCGTGCGCACGGTGAAGGTGTCCGCCGACGACTCCGTCAGCGTCGGCCGGCACGGGCAGCGCTCCTACCCTGACGACGCACCGTGGGCCGGACAGCACGACGCCTTCGCCATCGCCCAGCTGCTGCTCGCCCACTACGCGCAGCGCCGCCCCACTGTGCAGCTCCGGCTGGTGTCGTCCGACCACGAGCACCTGATGCAGATCCTGACCCGCAAGCTGTCGGACCTGATCACCATCCGCCACGGTGAACTGCGCCTCGATAGCGACTTCCACGTCGAGAGCATCGAGCACACTATCGCCCGCATGCCGGACGAAGAACAGTCGGCATCGGGCTGCTCCCAGCGCGTGCACTACGCGGTCCTGGGCTGCGAACGCACGGGCCTGGTCGTGGCCACGAACCCGTTCACCTTCGACGTCACCGGACGCGGCTTCGACGACGGCGTGTTCGACCCGACCGCCGCCGACAACCCGGAGAGCGTGTTCATCTTCGACCACCCCACCCAGGGCCAGTTCGACGGCGGCCAGTTCGGCACCTGATCACCACCCGGAATGATCTTCGGCCGGGGCTGTCTACCGTCGCGGACATGGCCCAACTCATCACGGCCCGGGCTAGGGCCCGCGTCAACCACGGCCGGTGGATCGCCGACTGCCCGCGCCGCTACTGCGCCAACGCGGTCAAGCTCGCGCCCGGGCAGGCCACCTTCCGCTGCGCCGGTGACGGCGGCTGCCAGATGGTCGCCCCGATCGAGTGGCCCGCCGACGCGGACGGCATCTGGGAGACGCTGCTCAAGCGCCCCGTCCCAGGCACCCGCAACTGGTACCCCGACGGCCACGTGGAAGCCGTGCGCCTCGGCCTGCCCCACGGGCAGACACCGAGCGAACTCCTCGCCGAACAGCACGAGTACGAAGCAGCCGAGGCGGTGAGCTGAAATGGCCTGGTCCGCACCCATGACAGCGGTCGCGAACAGCGTCTTCACCGCCGCCCAGTTCAACCAGTACGTGCGCGACAACCTCAACGAGACCGCGCCCGCCAAGGCCACCGCCGCCGGCGCCTACTTCGCCTCCAGCGGCATCAACGCCATCGTCGAACGACGCGCCGTCACCGCCTCCGAACTCGACACCGGCACCACCACCTCCACCACCTACGGCGACCTCACCGGCGCCCCCATCGGCCCCTTGGTGACCGTCACCACCGGACCCGCCGCGCTGATCATCGTGCGCGGTTCAGTGGAGAACAGCGGCGCAGGCTCCGCCCGGATGGGCTACCAGATTTCCGGCGCCACCAGCGTCGCCCCCGCCGACAACCGCGGTGTCCACGTCTTCGGTGGCGCCGGGGTCAACGTCGGCGGGGCCGATGTGTCGCTGTGGACGTCGCTGACGCCGGGCAGCAACACGTTCACCGCCAAGTACCGGGTCAGCAGCGGCACCGGCTCGTTCTTCGCCCGCCGCATCATGGTCGTGCCGTTCTAAAGGGAGTGCCTGTGGCCTGGTCTGCGCCCATGACGGCGGTGAGTGGCAGCGTGTTCACCGCTGCCCAATTCAACCAATTCGTCCGGGATAATTTGAACGAAACGTCCCCGGCGAAAGCGACAACGGCCGGAGCGTACTTCACCGTCTCGGGCACCAACGAGATCACCGAGCGCGTGCCGCATTCCGTCAGCACCCTCATCTCCGAGACGACCACCTCCACCAGCTACACCGACCTGACCACCATCGGCCCCGAGGTCACCGTCAACACCGGCCCGAACGCTCTGGTCCTGGTCCACGGCTCGCTGGAAAACACCGGCGCAGGCTCATCCCGCATGGCCTATGAGGTGTCCGGCGCCTCCTCCATCGCGCCCGCCGACAACCGCGGCATCGGCACGTTCGGTGTGGCAGGTGCTGGTGTGGTCGCGTCGGGGGTGGCGCTACACACCGATCTGACGCCGGGCTCCAACACGTTCACGGCGAAGTATCGGGTGGCGTCCGGTACGGGCACGTTCCTGTCCCGCCGACTCGTGGTCTTCCCCCTGTAAGGAGCTGACGTTATGGCCTGGTGCCCGTTCGCTGAGAAGCTGGAGCTGCAGCCCGAGTCGGACGCGCAGGAAGCGATCCGGCCGACGCAGATGATCCTGCACAGCATCGTCGGCCCATGGACGCCGCGTCGCACGTACGAGTACTGGCGCGACAGCACCACGTTGGAGTCGCACTTCGGGGTCGGCTACCCGGGTGACGTCGCGCAGTACATCGGCACCGAAACTCGCGCGGATGCCAACTACCGGGCGAATCGGCGCCCGGACGGGACCGGCGCGATCAGTGTGGAGACGGCATCGAACACCTCGGCCTCCGACCCGTGGACGGCCGCACAGGTGGAGACGCTCATCCGGCTCGGCGTGTGGGCGCACCAGCGCCACGGCATCCCCCTCCGCATCTGCCGCACGCACGACGACCCCGGGTTCGGATACCACCGGCTGTTCTCGCAGTGGTCGCCATCCGGCACCGGCTGCCCCGGCGACGCCCGCATCAAGCAGTTCCGGACGGTGGTGTTCCCGGGGATCGTCGCCCGCGCCACCGGCGAAACCACCGAGGAGGATGACATGGCCCTGACCGACGCCGACGTCAAGAAGTTCTGGTACGGCGACCACATCCCGGCCGTCCCCCCGCCCTACAACAACGCCGACTGGAACGAGGGCAACCGGACCTGGACGGCGAAGTACGCCATCCACACGATCGCCGCCTCCAACCGGGAGACCCTCGCCCGCGTCAAGGCCCTGGAACAGGTGGCGAAGCAGCTGCTCGCGCAGGGCGCCGCCCGTGACGCGGTGCTGGCGAAGCTCGCCGAAGGCGGTGGCCTCACCGCCGCCGAGATCAAGGCCGCAGCGGAGGCCGGCGCACAGGCCGCCCTCGACAAGCTCGGCAACGCCCTCACCAAGGAGTCCTGACCATGAAGGTCTCTAAGTACGCCAAGGCCGCCGTGTCCGGCATCGCCGCCGGATCCGCGGCCGCCCTCACCGCCGCGCAGGACAGCGTGATCACCACCGGCGAGGGCGTCACCATCGCCCTGGCCGTCCTCGGCGCCTGGGGCATCACCTGGGCCGTCCCCAACAAGACCGCCCCGAAGGAGCCGCAGCTGTGAGCGCCCTCGACGCACGCATCCGCCGCCTCGCCCGCGAGGAGGCCGCCGCCCTCACCGGCACCGAGCCCGACGCGCCGCCCACCACGAAAGACGGCACCGACACAGGCGCGGAACTGGAGCAGCTCCGTACCGCCGTCAAGGAACTGACGGACCGCGTGGACGCCCTGGAGAAGGCGCCCCGCCGCGCCGCCACCGCCCGCAAGGGAACCGGCGAGTGAAGGTCGTCGTCTACCCGTCCGACTCCTACGGGTGTGGATCTTTCCGAATGATTTGGCCCGGCCAGCACCTCGCCGCAGCCGGACACGACGTCGAAGTGGTCGGCCCCCGCGACCGACGGGTCCGGGTCGTCATGGACGGCGACACCGTCACCGACGTCCTCGTCGACGCCGACGTCGTCGTCCTCCAACGGGTCACCCACGCCTACATGGCCCAGGCCGTCGGCGTGATGCGCGCCAAGGGCGTCACCGTCGTGGTCGACGTCGACGACGACCTCTCCTCCATCCACCCCTCGAACCCGGCCTGGGCAGTGCACCGGCCCGGGGCCGGTCCGCACTCCTGGCACAACCTCGCGCTCGCCTGCCGCAACGCGTCCCTGGTGACCGTGTCCACACCGGCGCTGCTCGCCCGGTACGCCAAGCACGGCCGCGGCCACGTCCTGCCGAACTACCTGCCCGACATGTACTACGGCCTGCCCCGCACAGACTCCGACGTGCTGGGCTGGCCGGGCTCCCTCCACTCCCACCCCAACGACCCCGAGGTAGTCGGCGGCGCCGTGGCCCGCCTCCTCGACGAGGGCGCCGAGTTCGTGATGCGCGGCGACTCGACCGGCGCCGGCCGGGCGTTCGGGCTCCCGGCGGATCCGGTGGGCGGGGCGGTTCCGATCGAGGAGTGGCCGGCGGCGGTGGCCGAGCTCGGTGTGGGGATCGCTCCGTTGGCGGACACGAAGTTCAACGCGGCGAAGTCGTGGTTGAAGCCGCTGGAGATGTCGGCGTGCGGTGTGCCGTGGGTGGCGTCACCTCGGGCCGAGTACCGGCGGCTGCACGCGATGGGCGCGGGTGTGCTGGCCGATCGGCCGCGGGTCTGGTACCGGGAGCTGAAGCGGCTGCGCGAGTCGGCCGGCCTGCGGCAGGAGCTCTCGCTGGCGGGCCGTGTAGTGGCCGAGGAGCTGCGGCTGCGGGACCATGCGTGGCGGTGGGCGGAGGCGTGGACGCGGGCAGTCGAGATCGATCGGGCTACGCCGCGCCCGCAGCCGGTAGCGGTGTAGCCGCGATCGGCTCTTCGCGCACGTCCCGGATCCACGACACCCCACAGGCGAGACACAGTTCGTGCGGGTCCGCGTAGACGAGCTCCGTGGCCTGGCAGATCGGGCACTTCGCGCGAGTGCGGACGCGGCGGAGCTGGTCGCGTTGGTAGGTCGTGGTGCCGCCCCAGTAGCCCTCGGCGCGGTGGAGCATGGCCCAGGCGAGGCAGCGGGTTCGGACGGGGCAGGCGCGGCACCAGCGTCGCTCGGCCTCGGCCGCGTCGGCGTCCGTCTCGGCGTCGGGGATGAAGTCGAAGTCGGCGGTGGCGCAGGGGGCGTCGGCCTGCCAGGCGACGTCGTCTGCGGAGAAGTACTCAACGATGCTCATGGCCGCCGCCTCAGGGGCACGGGGTGGCGTCGGCGACGGACCACACAATGACCCCGCCCTGAAGGCACTGCCGGACGCGCCCCGCCCGCTGGAGCCTGCGGAGCGCAAGAGCGACCAGATCCGTGGTCAGCCCAGTCTGCTGGGCGAGCTGGCCCCGCGAGCGGGCACCAGTGCTGAGGATCTCGTAGATGCTCTCGTCCCGCTCGATCGTCTCGGCCGGGCGGGGGCGACCTCTGCGGGGTGCGGTCTGCCGCATGACGACCTCTCATTCATTTCATGGCCTGACTGAAATTTACGATGCAGACCCGCCGTTGCCATCACGGTCACCGGAACGAACCCCCACCTCACCGGTGCCAAACTGCCGTCAACACCAAGGAGGACGGCATGACCGCGCCAGCCACACCCGCACAAGCCGCCCCACCCCCCGCGCGCACCGGCCGCACGGACAAGTGACGCTGCCCAATGCGTTCACCGTGGAGGTGGAATGGACGCCGCCATGGTCACGGCCCTCGCCGCACTGATCGCGGGACCAGTGGCCGCAGCGGCCGCCATGTACGGCAGCCGAGGCGCGAATCGGGCGGCCCGGGAGGTCGGAGCGGTGACGCTGTACGACAGCCTGACGCAGCGCCTCGTGGCCGAGAGGGACAAGGCAGAGATGGACGAGAAGGCGGCGGAGGCGCGGGCAAGCGCGGCCGAGGCGAAGGTCTCCGCTCTGGAGGCCGAAGTGGCACGGCTTCGGAACCTCGTCACTCAGCTCGGGGGAACTCCGTGACGCGCACCGAGGTCGCCCTGTACCGAGCGCGGCACCTGCTGTGGGCCGTCGCGATCGTTCTCTTCCTCGGAGGGGCAGCTGCTGTGGGCTGGCTCCTCGTCGACCGTGACCGGCTCGCCGGGCAGCTGGCGCGCGAGGCGGATCTACGCGGCGAAGCGGTGTCGACTCTCGCAGGCGACGTGCGCGTACTGCGTGAGCAGGTCCGGGCCGAAGGGGCGACGCCGGCCGTGCCGGACCCGTCGCGGGCCGTTGAGGATCTTCCGGACCGGGCGGAGGTGCCGGTGCCGATCCCAGGACCGCAGGGCGCCCCGGGTAGGCCAGGACGGGACGGCTCTCCGGGCGCTGACGGGAAGCCCGGCCCCACGGGTGAGCCGGGCCAGGACGGGGCGCCAGGTGCCGACTCGACCGTGCCCGGCCCGAGCGGACCACCTGGGGCAGACAGCACCGTGCCGGGACCCAGCGGCCCGCCAGGAAGGGATGGCCGCGACGGCACCGACGGTAAGGACGGGAAGCAGGGACCTCCCGGCCCGGACTGCCCCGATGGCTACTCGCTGCGGCCGCCGTCGTACGACCCAGATGCCTTGGTGTGCCGGCGCGACGGAGCCCCCGATCCGAGTGAGAGCCCGAACGCGCCGCAAGCTGTGGCCCTGGACCCGCAGCGCAGGATGTACGCCTAGGCCGCCTCGACGACCTCGGTCCGCATCGCGGTCGCCCACTCCTCGACCAACTGCTCGTACCGGGCGCGCTTCTCGCCGTAGAGCCAGCCGCCGCACGCCGCAACGAGCGCACGGATCTCCTCGTTCACAACGGCAGCAGACCGCACGGAACCAGGGGGTGGGGAGTTGGTGGACACGTCGTAGAGCCTACGGCCACGCACTGACAGAGAGTGCCCTCTCGCCTTCGGGCGGAAGAAGGGGGCCTTTCGTCATGCCCGGACGTTGAGCCCACGCCGGACGCGATGGATCACGTTCTGCGCGTCGGCGCCGTACACCGCAGACTCCTGCAACGTCCGCCAGACCCGCAGGTAGGAGGCCACAGACTCCGCATCGTCGAGCCAGATCTCCGCGTGCCAGTCCTCAGCGATCACCAACCGCTCATCCAGGACCCAAAACCCGTTCGCGGTCGGAATCCTCAGCGACGCGCCAAGCGGGACGACACCCAGCTCAACCGTGTCCAGCCCGACCGTTCCCATGAGCCGATCCAGTTGCGCAGCGAGTACCCCGGGCGGGCACACGAGCGCGTGCAGGGCCGCCTCCCACACCAAGGCGTGGAAGCGGCGCCCCGGCTCGTACAGCCAGGCCTGGCGCTGCATGCGCACCCGCACGGCTGCGTCGGTGTCGCGCACGGTGCCCTGAAGGTCGGCGTACCTAAGGAAGATCGCCCGCGCATAGTCAGCCGTCTGGAGCATGCCGGGCACGACAGCCTCCTCCCAGGCGTAGATAGCCCGGGACCGCTCGACCTCGATGTTCCAACTGTCCTGCACGGGCCGGTGCCCGGCGGCGAGCTGGCGGCGCCAGGACCGGATGTGTGACTCGAACCCCTGAAGCCGGGCAGCGAGTTCCTCGAACGTGTCCGGTTGCCCAACAGCGTCAGCCCACGCCCGCAGATCGTCGCTCGTGGCGGTCTGCCGGCCGCCCTCCAGCTTGTACACCTTGGAATGCGGCCAGCCGAGCCGCTCGGCGAGCACGGTGCCGGTGAGACGGCCGTCAGGCGCGGACAGGCGCAGCTCACGCAGCCGCCTGCCGAGCGCCTCCCGCGCCTGCTGATAGTCCGTGCTCACCGGTGCCAGATCAGCCCTTCGTGTCCAGCTGCGCCGCGAACTCGTCGTAAGGGACGGAGGCGTGCACCGCTGCGTCGCGCACCTGGCAGTAGCGCAGCACCTCGGCCGGCTCCGTGATGATCTCCACGTCGTGGAACTCGTCCTGCTCGTCGAATCGGAGGATGGCGACGAGTCGACTGTCGAACAGCCAGAAGTCTTCCTCGGGCAGGTGGACCGCCTCGGCGTCCTCGCGCCACAGGTTCCGTGCGTCCTCGCCGGTGGCAGCGTTGCACCGCGCGTAGGACAGCAGGAACAGCTGGCCTTCGGTCGGCGGGTTGTCGACGACGCGCACGCGCCCGACGTACTTGCCTGCCTGGGTCTGCCGACGGATGTTCTGGCACCAGTCGCTGTCGAGGTCCATCGGGGCGTGGCCCGTCTTAAGGAACTCGGCGTAGCCCTCGTCTTCGCGGTCGGAGGCGTAGCCGCGCCGCGTCTCCAGGTGCCAGGCCGAGTGCTCGAAGTGGTGGAACAGCCGGCCGAACTCCTCCAGGCCGATGAGTTTGGGCACGCGGTTCATCTCCTTGGGGCCGTGGTTGACGAGCAGCTCGCGGGGCACAACCACCGCGGCGTCGTCCAGTCCGAAGTGCTGCAACTGGGCCAGGTCCGCAGGATCGGTGAGGGGCCGCCCCTGCACGATGATCTCGCCGCTGTCGATGTCCTGGTGAATCGCGGGGCACGCGCCGTTCTTGCTGTCCGTGCCGTTGAACCGCAGTCGTCGCATGGTTCCTCCACTGCTGGTGACCGGTGTCGTATTCAGCATCACCACGCTCCAGGCAGTCCACTACCGGGCACGGCCCGCTTCGTGCGACCACACGAGAACATCCGGTCAGCTCCCGAGAACATTCGAGAACATCGCATCGCGCACGTCAACACCGCCTCCGTACGGTCCTGTTCATGGCCGAAGTATCCGCAACGGAAGTCGACCCGTTCACCGCCGTGGAGTCTCTCCGGGCAGCGCTGGACCAGGCCGGCATCGTGCTTCCCTCACTGGCGGTGGACCCGGCTTCGCCGACCCTCCACCTCGTCGAGCTGGGGCGTGTACGCGCGGACGTGGCCATACGGCTGGCACGCGCACTCCAGCAAGGGAGCCCCATGACATGAGCGCGAAGCTACAGACCTCCCCAGACACCACCGCCCCGGCACCGCCCGACCTCGCGATGATGCGCGAGACCGCAGGACTCGTGCTCGGCCCGAACTCCGGGACGGAGACCCTCCCGCCGGCCGGCGGCGAGCTGGACACGCTCACCGCCACGCTGCGCGGGCACCTCGAACTGCTGGCACCAGAGGTCGAGCAGGCGGCCGCGCGGCTGCCGAAGGACAGCCCGACCCGCCGCGGTGCCCTCGCCTGCGTCGGTGAGGCACGCGGCAAGCTCCGGGCCCCCGAACTGAGCTTCGCGCGGCTGAGCGGCAGCGTGACGTACGCCCGCAGGCTCGCCCGCGTCCTGGTCGCCCTGTGCGACCACTACGAGATCGTCAGCGCGGGAGTAGAGGAGACGCCCGAGCAGAGTGCGTTCGTGTGCCTGGCGGAGCACTGCCTGACGTGCCCGACCTGCCTGGCCATGGACGACAAGGGCGCGCGCCTCAACCTCCCCTGCGAGACCCGCGAACAGCTGAACGAGGAGTACCGGGAAGCCTGCGCTCAGGCTCGTGCTGGCCGCCAACGCCGTGCGGGGGCATCGGTATGACCACTCCCGAGGCAGAGACCGCCGCCCCTGAGGCTCCCGACCCCGAGGCGGAGTACCAGCAGCTCAGCACCGAGCTTCTGCGTAACACGAAGATCCGGCGTCACCGGGCCGCCGTCCAGGCGCTGGTCGAGGAACGGACCATCCTGTCCCTGCCCGCCGTGCAGCGAGCCCTGATCGTCGACAGCAAGAAGGGGCGAGCCGCGCAATTTCCGGGACTCTCCGGGCTCCGGTACAGCCTGGGCCTCGACGCGGAGCAGCGCTGCTTTCTCGCCCTGGTCATGTCGATGGTGGGGCTGGGCATCACCACCCTCGCGTCCATGGAGGACCTCGACGACCGGCGACTCCCGATCATCCTGCGGGCGATCCTGCGACTCGCGGGCAACGACACCATCGCCGTCGGCACCCGCCTGGGAACCCCCGCTACCGGCCCGCGCCGACGCCGGTAGCGGAAGGTGGCTGCCCCCACGCCCCGTTACGGGTGGCCACGAGCCCGCCGCCGGAGTGCTCCCCTGGCGCCGGCGGCGGGCCGCTCACTCCATCAGTTCCGACAGTGGGACCTCAAGGACCCAGGCGATGCGGAGCAGCGTCGACAGGCGGCACTCCTCGCCAGCCTCAACGCGCTGATAAGTCCACCGGGTGATGCGGGCCGCCATCCATACGGCGTCCTGGGTCGCGTTCTGGCGCAGACGTTCGTCGCGGATGCGGGCCCCGATGGCGCGGCGACGCTCGGGCAGCCACTCGTCGTCGTGGGGCAGGTCTCGCACCCGTCACACGGTGAAGTGATCAAGATCGAAAGTCTGCCCAACCTATTAGGCTTTGTGTGATCTTGAAGCCGAGGGGGAACCCGAACGGAGCCCCCCTCTACATACGGCCCACCCTGTACAGCTCCCCAGGCGTCGGGGATGGGCCGCGGCGCCCTCGGCCTCCAGGTCGAGGGCGCCGCCACGTTCGAGACCTAGACCAGAACCCGCGGCGGTACGCAGGGCGGAGCGAGCGACACTACGGGCTGCCCTCCTGCCTCCCCTCGGCCGTCGGACCAGTCCTGCAACCACAGACCATCACCTGCAATGCGCTCCAGCATGCGATTCATGGCCCGCTCCAGGGATACCGTGCAGTGGCCGGCGCGGATGAGCCAGACGCAATTCCCGTCCTGCTCCACGGTGAAGACGTGGCGGTCACGGGGCATCTCTGCCGCAGGCACAATCTCCCAGCGGGACTCGGCGACGCCGAGACCTTCCGCCGGCTCCTGCATCCGCTCGCCCTCGGTCCAGTTCTGGCGCCACAGGCCGTGCCCTACGTAGTGGCGCGTGTGCCAGTTCAGGTCCCAGACGAGGCCCTTCCGGGCATGCAACGGATGGAGGTAGATGTCGACCTGCGCCCCGGATTGGTCTTCGGCATGGACGAGCTGGCCGGGAGGGATCCGACCCATGAAGTCCAGGTGGTAGACGGCTGAACTGTGCGGCATATCGCCCCCTTGTTTTCCGCGCGCGTCAGCTCGTCACGGCGGACGGCGCGGATCACCGTTCGACTTCGCCCCCCAGGCGGACGACCATGATGCACCGGCGATGACTTTGAGCCAATACCGGAAGCACGGCGAGTAACAACCGCTGGTCAACTCGCAAAGCCAAAAGGGCGGTTGTCTGGAAACAGGTCACGCGCCCTGCCAAAAACCGGTCAACCGCCTTGTTGAATTCGACGGCGCGACGCCATGAGCTTGAGGACCTTCTCCTGGTCCTCGGGGCTCATCTCACGGAAGCCCTCGACCAGCGCGCGAACCTTGCCGTCCGCACTCCAGACGGTGTCGATACCGAGGAACTGCGCGCCAGCCGCCTCCTGGACCCGAGAAAGGGGGACCTCAAGCCCAGCCGCCAGGGCTCGCAGTTGCGGGAAGTCCGGGGCCTTGATGCGCTGACCCTTGGACAACGCATCAAGGGTGGTGCGCTTCCAGAGCGGACCCGCCTCCGGATCCTCCGGGTCGATGCAGGCGTCCGCGAGGGTCCGAAAGCTGCGCCCGAGCTCGTCCATGCGCTGGCGCACAAGCACGGACAGGTCGTCGCCCATCGCCCTCACCCCCACACCAGTGCCCTCGTACCGCCGCGCTCAGTGTCCAGTTTCTCGGTCACGCGCGCCAGCCCCCTTGCCCGAAAGGGCGATCCCAGGGGGCCGTCGACCGCATCTCCCATGGGAGAAACATGGGAGATGATCTTCCCGAGTACCCCCGAGGGGTCACTAGAAATCTCTAGTAATCCCTAGGGGGCGACTACTTCTCGGGCTGTGGCGGCACTGACTTCTCGCCCTTGTCTGCGCTGGTCACCGCGCTGACCTCGGGATCCTCGGGGTGCGTGAAGTCGACCTTGTTCATGTGGCGGCTCATCGACTTCATCAGTCGCCGTCGAGGATCGGATAGTTGCTGAACAGCGGTGATGCGCCTTTTCGTTGATCATCTGGGAGAGCGATGGGAAAGGGCGGCAGCCAGGGTCCGGTACCCAAGAACTTCTCCCAGACCTCCTGGAGGTACTCGACGATACGCTCCTCCATCGCCAGGGTCACCATGCTGTAGACGCCCTCGACGCCCGGCAGTTCGTGGCCCATCCGGGCTTCTTTCGCCACGCGGGCGATGTCGGCTCCCGGCTCGTCCAGCAGCTCCCGATGCCAGTGCCGCAGCCGGTAGATGTCCTGGCCGGCCATCTCCTCGACGGCAGGCAGCTTGGGCCGGACGAACCGCTCGTAGCCCTTTCGCGGCTTCCGCTCGGGCGCGCCGTCCCGGATCGGGTGCCAGTAGTCCCGCTGGAAGTGCGCGGACTGGAGCGACTTGCCCATGTGCGACAGGAACACGAACGGCTTGTCGTGCGACGCCAGCAGCGCCGCGTGCATCTCGTGCAGGAATGGCGGGATCACCAGCGTGCGGTACGACTCGTACTTCGGACCCGCGAGGGTCGGTACTCGGGCCACGCTGTAGAGCTGGTGCTGCACCCGCAGCGCGTGCAGCTTCCCCCGGTACCGGTCCAGGCCTTCCTCGCGTCGCTCGTCGTCGGGGTCGGAGGCCGGCCAGTGCAGCGACGTGTAGCCCCGCTGGAGTCCGTACATCTCCCCGGGAGGACGCATAGCAGTGAAGGCGATGGTCCAGATGTAGGTCCAGCCGGTGAAGCCCCAGACGTGGTACGCGTTGACGGCGAGCTTGTGCACGACCTCGATGGGCATGTGCCGCTTCTTCCGGCGCGTCTGCTTCTTGGTGTAGCGGCCTCGCCTGCTCTGCTCGACGATCGGTGAATCGGCGCGCAGCTTGTACTTCAGGACGGCGTCCTGCATCAGCATCCGGAACAGGCCGCGCAGCTGGCTCGCGTAGTTCTGCGAGTACTTACTCTCGATGCTGTTCTTCCACCGGTCGTACTCCGGCGGCGTGATGGCGCCGACCGCGCGCCCCGTCCAGTCGGGGACGATCACCGCGTTGAGCATCGACTTGTACGTGTCCACCGAGTTCGGCCGCAGCTCGGCCGCCTCGAACCAGGTCCAGCAGTATTCCTCCATCGGCGTGCGGGCATCCGCACGCGGGATGTGTTTCCCGTGCCGGACATCGTGCTCTCGGTCGAGCCCGTAGTTGTACGCCTCCTCCTCATCCTGGAAGGGCACGCCTGGCTCGGGCCCGGAGGCCGACTCGTAGATCTTCGTTTTGGTGGGTTTGCCGTCAGGCCCGCGCTTGTACTCGCCACCCCACCACTTCACGCGGATGCTGTTGCCACGTCGTTCCACGTAGGGCATGCGCCCTCCCCCAGATCTGTTCTGGCAGGAGCGGACTCGTCAGCGGGCGTCTCCGCCTTCGGGGACTCCGTTGCTCCCGTCCAGCGTTGTGCCGACCAGGCATCCACGGCATGTCCCGCAGTCGAGGCCGCGTCTCTGCATGAGGTGTCGTACGAGGGACCGAGTGCCGGCGTCTTGAATGGCCGTCGGGTTCAGGACGCACAAGTTCGCGCCGTTGATCTCAAGTACGTCGGCGATGAAGCCGGGCTCCCGGTCGTACGTGATGGCTGTTGCTGTCGCCATGTGTCCCCCATCGTCTCGGAAGCCCCCCAGGCGGTACGCCAGCGTTACATGTGGCAGAGGGTGACGACAGGGGTGATGACCGAAAATCCGGTCAACCTAGGTCACGATCCTATTACGGCAAAAGGTTGTACGTCAGCGGTCATTACTTGTCCGACCCCGGAAGGAAACCCTGCCGGCGCAGCTCCTCCAGAATCCCGTCAGTCATGGCCTGATCCTCACCGAGCGTGATATCCGGCCGAACCAGCCTCGTCCACTTCGTAATGGCCTCCCGAAGTGACGGCTCCAGTGCGCTTCGGTCGACAGGCACCGAGCGACCGGCGACGAAGAGCTCGCCGCCATCCAGCAGCATGATCGACTCTGCGCCATCCAGCACCGCACCGCACGACCCGGGCTGCATCCCGAAGCCCTCTTCGAGCTTCTTGTAGCTCAGCGGGTTGACCGAGTCGCCGTTCTCGATCTTCGTGTACGTCGTCACCGACATGCCGCAGCGCTTGGCTGCGACGCGCTTGTCCGTGATCCCGAGCGCCGCGCGCCGCTGGGTCACGAGGGATCCGAGTCTCCGCCTGTGACGGATGGTCTCTTCGCTGGTGGGCGCCATGCCGCACATGATGGCAGCTACCTCTAGCTACCGCCAGAAATCTCCACCCCCATGACCGGATCCTGACGGAGTCTTGGCAGGCCAGAGCCCTACCTACTGGTGAGAGATGGAGATTTCTAGAGATTACTAGCGAGTATCACTAGTAATCGCCACCTCCAGTCGCTAGGTTTCTCCACATGCACAGACCCCCAGCCACCTTCCAGGTGGACGGGGCGGCCATCCGCACACGCCGCATGGAGCTCGGTCTCACCCGAGACGCGTGCGCGGAGGTCGCCGGCATCAGCGGGCCCTACCTCAGCCAGCTGGAGACCGGCGCCCGACGCGACATGCGGCCCCCCACCTACAAGCGCCTGCGCACCGCCCTGCAGATCCAGCAAGACGACCGCAGGCTCCTCGCCCCCGAGGAGCAACACGGAAAGGACACCCATGCCTGCCACGAAGGCGCCGCCCGCCCGCACCCGGACGACGGCGGCTGAGCCGGTCCTGGAGAACTTCTACAACCTCAAGCAGGCCACGATCCGGCTCGGCCTCGCCACCGAGGACCCCGAGGACAAGCGCGGCCAGGACTGGCTGCGGCGGGGCGTGAATCGCAAGCCCAGCCAGGGGCCGAAGTTCCCCTGCCATCGCATGGCCGGACAGCTGATGTTCAGCGACTCCGACCTCGCCGAGATCGCCGCGCTCATGCGCAACAAGGTCGACGGCCGTAGCAAGCCGCGCCGCCGCCGGCGCCCGGCCGCCGCCTCCTCCTGACCCCCTGAACGCGCCGAAGGGCCGCCCGCTTGCAGGCCCGGCGACCCCACGACTCGGCGCCTCCACCAGAGAGAAAGCAGAGGTCACCGTGACCACAGAGATTACCGTCCGCCCGCTCAGCGAGCGGTCCGCCTTCCACGCAGCGCTGGACGCCTGCGAGCGGAACGACTTCTCGTACCGCAGCACCGTCGACTACCACCAGCTGCCGCAGTCCGGGCACGTCGCCCACCAGGCCACGCCGACGGCGGTGCTGGTCACCGCGACGGACATCGACGTCCTCGGTGAGTGGCTGTACGTGATGGGCGGGACGGTCACGACCGTGGACCTGCCGTCGGGGCAGACGGCGTGGACGTTGCGCACGACGACGTGGTCGGACTCGCCGAAGTTTCCGCCGGTGCCGGTCTTGGTGACGGTGGTGTTGGTGACGGGCGCGTCGGTGATGCACGAGATCGCTGCGGCGGTGGCGGCATGAGCGACTCGATCATCGTCCGCGTCACGCTCGGCTCGTACGACGTGGTGCACCCGTCGGAGCAGCAGACGCAGGTGTACGTGCAGGTCCCTGAGGTGGCCCGCGCGTCGTGGCTGCTGGACGCCAGCTTCTACGGCCTTCTGAAGAACGAGCCGTGGCCGCATGTCGTGGACGAGGCGCACAACGACTACATGCGGCGCGGTGTGGTGTCGGATTCGGCGTCGACTGCCGCGCGGCAGGCGATCGTGGACTGGCTGCTCCTGAGCGAGGGCGCGGACTACGACGAGCGCTATGACGCCGTATACGCGGCGTGGGAGGCGGACCAGGCACGGCAGCATCCGGTGGCGCGGAAGCTGCTGGAGCAGAACAAGCGGCTGACGGAGCAGCGGGATAACTGGAAGGCCAGCTTCGAGGCGGAGCGGCAGAGCCGGAACGAGGAACTCGGCCAGCACAACGAGGAGTTCCGGGCTGTCCGGGTTGCTGCCGATGGGTGGAAGGCTCGGGTCGCCGAGCTGGAGGCCGAGCCGCTCGCGTGGGCCGAGAAGCTCGATGCGAAGAGCCTTGAGAACTTCCTGATCGCGCTCAGCACGGCCATCGAGCACGAGCCGATGGACGAGGCCATCGGCCGGATTCATGAGCTGATCCAGTCGTACCGCGAGGCGGACAGGATCACTCGGCGGATCGTGCCGGTGCAGGCCCTCCGCGAGAGCGAGCCCGCCGCCCTGCGCGCCGAGGACACCGCCGACATCCTCACCCTTGCCGACGCCCAGAGTGCGGATGCCCAGTACAACGCGGTGTTCCAGACGATCGAGCTGGAGCTGACGGCCACCCCGGACCAGTGGGCGGCGTGGCAGAAGCTCCTGATGGTCGACCTCGCCAGGACGACGAACCGGGGTAGCTGCGTCACCTCGCACGCCACTTGGCGCGGCATCCACGTCGTGATCCGCTGCTGGCTGGTCAAGCCCGAGACGGGCGGTGACGCCTGATGGCCACCCCCGACCCCACCAAGCATCTGGTCGGCTACGGCCGCCGCGACACCGCGACGGGCATGCTGCACGGCCACGTCCGCTGGCCGCACGGCACCACCCCGGCGCCCTTCGGCTGCCGCTGGTGCGGCCTTGAGCAGCGCTTCCACGGGAACCGATTCCTTCCCCGCCGGGGCTTCCACCGCTGGGAGCAGCCGACGCAGGCGCAGATCAAGGTGCGCATGCTCGCCCGCCGGGCGGTACGCAAGGCCGTGTGCCGGTGCCCGCTGGACGACGAGTGGCGTCCGTTCGCCCCGGTCTTCGACCCGTACATGTGCGAGGCGGCCGACTGCCACGGCTACACCTCCGAGTTGAACCCGTTCGGGGGCGGGCGCTCGGTCCACGAGCCGAGCGCCGAGGTGTCCCGGAAGTGCAGTCAGTGCGGCTGGCGCACGTCCGTCTGGCACGTGGACGACGGGTCGGCCGAGGAGGAGCTTCACGGCCACGTCACCCGGGTTCACGGCAGCGCCGCTCCGGCCGCCGAGGCAGGTGACGCCTGATGGCCGCCGACCTCAACGAGTGGGCCGCCGCGATCAGCTTCGGCACCGCAAGCTACGCCGCCCTCAGCATCCCGGTCTTCCTCCTCATCGACGCCGACCCCGCCGACTTCGACCCGCGCCCGGCCGTACGTCGCGCGATCGAGTCCGGCCGCCTCGACCCCGCGCTGATCGCCGTCACCAACGCCCGGCACACCACCCGGGCCACCGCCGACCGCGCCCGCCACATCCCGCGAGACACCGCGCTCACCGCCGCCGCGCTCCTCGCCCTCACCATCCCGACGGGGGACCCCCGATGACCCAGTCCACCAACCCCCAGCTGTCGTTCGAACTCCGCTCCGACTGGCTCGCCGGCCACCTCCGCGCCGACCAGATCCGCACCGACACGCTCGTCCAGCTCGTCGCCCAGTGGGCCGACCCGGACGCCCGAGACGAGGTCCTGGACGCCCTCGACAACCTGGCCGCCGTCGTCCAGGGCACGGCCCGTGAGGGCGAGTTGGACGCCGCGGTTGAGGCCGTGGAGTCCGCGGCGTCGATGGAGACGGCCCGCATCGAGATCGACGGGTGGACCGCGCGCCGACTGTTCGCCGAGCTGGCCGACGTCGCGTCGAAGCTCAACCGCTTCAACCCGCTCGGCACCCGCGCTCAGGCGCAGGAGCGGAGGCAGACCGCATGAGTGCGACGCCCGAGAACTACCCCGGCGAGTTGGAGATGTTCCGCGGCCTGGTCCGCGTGCTCCGCGTCGCCGCCCGCAACGAGGACATGCCCGAGGTTCAGCGGCTGCTGTGGGAGCACGCCAGCGACGAGGCCGCCGCGTACGAGCAGGCCGGGGAGACGCCCGACCGCACGGCCGCCGACCTGGAACGGCAGGCCGCACTCATGGCCGGCATCCGTAAAGAGCCCGCCCGCCGCTGGAAGTCCGGACGCGCCGTCGGTCTCCTGCGCAGGCTCGGCTACCACCCCATCAGCCCCCGCACCGCATCCCGCGACCTCGCGGCCCTGGCGGCGGCTGGGCTGCTCGTGATGCACGAGGAGACGGGCGTGCGCTTCTACACCGTCGCGCGGCGAGGAGGCACACAGTGAACGCAGCAGCTCAGGTCCGGTTCTGGGCCAAAGTGGAGCGCGGCAGCGCTGACGAGTGCTGGTTGTGGACGGCTTCCAAGAGGAAGAACACCGGCTACGGCCAGTTCCACGAAGGCGGCCCCGGGGATCGTGTCCGCAACGCCCACCGAGTGGCCTACGAGCTCCTCGTCGGCGATGTCCCCGAGGGCCTTCAACTCGATCACCTCTGCCGCAACCGGGCGTGCGTGAACCCGGCGCACATGGAGCCGGTGACATCCGCCGAGAACACGCGCCGCGGGATGTCCCCGACGATCGTGGCGGCCCGCGAGAACCGCTGCCTCCGAGGCCACGAGTTCACCCCGGAGAACACGATCCGCAAGCCCGATCGCCCGTGGCGAACGTGCCGCATCTGTACCAACGCAGCGGCGCGCGCCCGGCGGGCGGCCAGAAAGGCGGGAAGCCGTGCCTGAGCAGACCACCCGCCGCCAGTACCTCCTCGCCGCCATAACGGCCCACGGCCGGCCGGTCACCACCCAGCTCGCCGAGCAGCTCCTCACCGGGACCTGGCCGACGTACGGACGGAACACCGCGCGGAAGGACCTGCGGGGCCTGGCCCGAGCCGGGCTCCTCCTCGCCACCGCCGCCTCCGACGGCCGCACCACCTACCACCTCACCACCCAGCACACGGGGGACCGATGATCACCGTCACGGACATGCGGGAGCACGTCCTCACCGCCGCCGAAAAGTACGACCTGCCCCTCAGCATCAAGCAGGCCGACGTCCTCTCCAACCACCTGGCCGTGTACGCCAGCCAGGGCACCGCCCGCAAGGCCCGCCTCACGGACTGCCAGCTCGCCACCCTCGTCGGCCTGGCGAGCGGGGAGTCCGCCAAGGAGACCGGGCGGCGGATCGGCCGGACCGAGAACACGGTAAAGACGCACCGCCGGAGGCTGTACAAGGCGCTCGGCGCCCGGTCCGGGGCGCACGCGGTGGCTATCGCGATCGCCACCGGGCTGCTCCGCGCCCCGCAGCCGAAGACGGCGTCGGGGGGCGACGCCTGATGAGCACGAGCACGACGGTCGGGGCTCAGGCCCCGGCCGCCGGCCGCCGGGTCACCCCCACCGGCCGGCTCATCCTCCCCGCCGACGCCGACCGCGCCGCCTGGCTCACCGCACGCCGCGCAGGGATCGGCTCCAGCGACATCGCCGCGATCCTCGGCATCAGCCGCTACGGCAACGCCCTGTCCGTCTACCACGACAAGACCGGCGGCCTCCCGCTGGAGTCCGACGACTCCGAACCCGCCCTGTGGGGGCGCGCGTTCGAGGAGACCGTCGCCCGCGAGTGGGCCCGCCGCAACCGCTCGGTGGTCCGTCGCGTCGGCCTCGTTGCCAACGTCGACCGGCCGCACGAGATGTGCACTCTGGACCGCCGCGTCCTGGAGTGCCCGCTCGCCGACGGCGCCGAGAAGTGCGCGGTCGAGATCAAGTGCCGCGACAAGATGAAGGCCTCCCAGTTCCGGGCCGGTGTCGCCGACGACGTCCTGGTGCAGACGCTCTGGCAGGCGATCGTCTGCGGCTTCGACCACGTCCACGCCGCGGTCCTCATCGGCGGCAACGACTACCGGCAGTACGTGATCCGCGTGCGCGACCACGCCCAGCTCGTGGACGACCTGCGGGCAGCCGGTGAGCGGGCGTGGCAGCAGATCACCGAGCGGCGCCCGCCGGTCCTTGCCCAGGACGCCGACCCGGACGTCCTCCTCGACCTGTACGGCCGTCTTCACCCGGAGCGCGCCGGGGTCGTGGACATCACCCGGGACGTGGAGACGCAGGAGGCCGTCGAGGAGTACCTCGACGCGCACGCCGACTACGCCGCTGCGGAGAAGCGGAAGAAGGCCGCGAAGGCCCGCATCCTCGCCGGGCTCGGCGGCGCCGAGGCCGCCACGGTTCTCGACCGGGTCCACGTGTCGCTCGACGAGCGCTCCAAGGAGTGGACCGACACGAAGCGGCTCGCCGAGCGCTGGCCGGAGGCGTACGCCGACTGCGTCGAGGACCGGTCGTACCGCCAGATCAATATCCCCCGCTCTGTCCGTGAGGAGCACAACGCATGAGCACGATCGCTGAGCGGGCCGCGGCTGCGGCCGGCCGCACCCTGAAGACCGACGAACTCCTCGAGGAGATGGCCGCCGAGCGGGCGCCCGAGGAGTACACCCCCGCTCCGGACCCGATGGCCGACTACGAGCCCGGCGACGACGACCCGGAGCAGGTCCCGGTCGGCGTCGCGTGGCTCCGCGTCCGCCGAGACATCCGCGCCATCAGCAAGCGCGAGCAGTACAACCAGGCAGGCACCCGCTTCAACTTCCGCGGCGTCGACACCGTCGTCAACGTCTTCGGCCCGGTCACCCTGAAGCACGGCGTCAACGTCATGTCCTCCAAGGTCGAGGCCACCTACGGCGAGAAGACCACCGCCAAGGGCACCAAGATGCGGGAGTGTTCCGTCCTCGTCACCTGGACGATCATGGGGCCGCTGGGTGACACGCTCACCCTCCAGACGATGGGCGAAGCCCTCGACACCGCCGACAAGGCGACGACCAAGGCGCAGTCCGTCGCGCTGCGGACGCTCCTCCTCGGCTTCGGTCTGACGCCGACCCACGACAAGGACCCGGACGCCGACCGTATCGAGCGGGGCAACGAGGCGCCGGCTCGGTCGGCGGAGTCGTACCGCGACGAGATCCTCGACAAGAAGACGTCGCCCGGCCGGTTGCAGCAGATCAGCTACGAGCTGACCAACCTGCGGATGCTCGGCACGAAGGTCACCAACGAGACGGGCGAGCAGGAGACGCTCGACTCCCTCGGCCGGCGGGTCTACGGCGAGCGCACTGGCGGTGGCCAGTGAGCGCCTTCACTGCCATCAACTGCGAGTGCTGCGGAACGGCCTTCAGCCCGGCCAAGAAGTCGACGCGCTTCTGCTCCGTCTCGTGCGCGGCCAAGAACCGGGCGCCGCGCCGCGGGGCGGACAACCCGAACTGGCGCGGAGGGAAGACCGAGCACCCGCTCTACGAGACGTACCTGGACATGGTGGCGCGCTGCACGCGCCACAGCCACCACGCCTACGCCCGATACGGGGGCCGCGGCATCACGGTCTGTGAGCGCTGGCGCTCCGACTTCTGGGCCTTCGTCGCCGATATGGGCGACCGCCCGGCCGGCATGAGCATCGACCGGATCGACAACGACGGCCCCTACGCCCCGGGCAACTGCCGCTGGGCGGACCAGTCCACGCAGTCCAAGAACCGGCGACCCTCCGCGTACTCCGGATCCACCCGCGATGCGGTCACCGGCCGCTTCCTTCCGAAGGGAGTGGCGGCGTGAAGTTCGCCGACATCCGCAAACTGGCATGGGACACGGAAACAACGGGCCCGAACCCGCTGGAGGATCGCGTCGTCACCGCGGCGATCGTCGTCCGCGGCGGCGGCCGCGAAGACCGCCTCTTCTCCTGGCTGATCAACCCGGGCGTCCCGATCCCGGCCGAGGCCTCCGAGGTCCACGGCATCACCGACGCCATGGTGCAGGCCGACGGCCAGGACGCGAAGACCGCCCTCGACGAGATCGCCACCAACCTCGTACGGGCCGTCGAGTGGAGCATGCCGGTCGTCGCGTTCAACCAGTCCTTCGACTGGTCGATCCTCCACTACGACCTGGTGCGTAACGGGCTCCCGACGGTCGAGGAGCGTGTGGGACTGCACCCGCTGCCCCTGCTCGACCCGCACGTCATCGACAAGCAGTGCGTCCAGCGGCTGCGTGGCAAGGGCATGCGGAAGCTGAAGCCGACCGCCGAACGGCACGGCGTGCAGCTGGAGGACTGGCACACCGCCGAGGCCGACGCGCTCGCCGCGCTCCTCATCACCGAGGCCCAGTTCGCCCGGTACCCGCAGCTGAACGACATGGGCCCGGCCCAGCTGTTCGCCGCGCAGAAGGCCTGGCGGGCGGAGCAGCAGGCCGGCCTCCAGGAGTGGTTCCGCACCCGGGCCACGCCGGAGCAGGGCGGCGACCCGAACAAGGTGATCGACGGCTCATGGCCGCTGATCCCGGCGCAGCGCGAAGCTGGTGACGCCTCGTGAAGTGGCCCTTCGTCTCCCGCCGGTCGTACGAGAGCCTGTACAGCCGCTACCAACTGGCCCTCGATGCGACGGCAAAGGCCCGCGCCGAACGCGACTCCTTCCGCACCGCCGCGCAGACCAGCGCCCGCCAATTCGTCGAGGCTGACGCCGCGAACACACGACTCGCCGGCCGGAACCGACAGCTCAGCGAACGGCTGGCCCAGCGCACCGAGTCGACTCCCGCAGACGTCGCCCAGCTCCGACGCCGCGTGGACCGCCTCCGCCGGATCGTCTCCCGGCTCCTCGACGAACGCCGCCAGGAAAGCCGACGCGCCGACCACCTTCAGCAGCGCCTCGACGACGCGATGGGCCTCAACACCGCACCGGTGCTGGCCGGCCGCCGGACGGGGGTGCGGTCGTGAGCCAGTTCGCTGCCGCCCTCGCCGGGGCCGTCACCGCGGTTGGAGTCGGCTCCGTCGTGCTGGCCCGCTGCTGGCCGGGCCCGACCGGCCGGCACCGGGCGCCCCGCCGCGCCGCCGAGACCGAGCTGCTCCGCCCGGTCGACGCCTTGGACCGGTTCGAGGCGTACTGCCCGACCGAGGACCGGCCGACGTTGCAGATCCGGCTCCGGCTGGGCGGCGCCATGTGCGCCGAGTGCCGCAACCCCACCACCGCCATCACCACCAGCAAGGGGGCCTGAGGCATGGGCTACATCACCCACGTCCGGGGAGAGTTCGCCATCGAACCGCCGCTCACCTGGAACGAGATCAAGACCAGCCCGTTCCAGCCGAAAGCAACGGGCCCCGGCAGGTACGGAGCCCCCGACATCGACCTCGTCCTTCGTATCGACGAAACGACAGTTGACACTGACGACGGCGAAATGGTCCGCCGTACCGCCTCCGCGCTGGTCATGCCGTACATCGACGAGTACCGCGCCCGTGGCCTCGTCGGGCAGGTACGGCGTTGCATCGACCTCTTCCCCGGCCACACGTTCACCGGCCGCCTGGACTGCGAGGGCGAGGAGAACACCGACCTGTGGCGCGTCGTCATCCGCGACGGTCGCGC